TGAGGTACATCCCCCATTGTTAAAATCGTGAATAATACGATTTTCTAAGGTAGCAGGGATATTTAAGGCTAAGCCTATATTTGTTAGTGTAGTCATTTTGACCACCTTTCTTTATTTTCTAATACTGAGTATTCTAGCATACTTTTTCGCTACTATCGAGTAACTTAGGGTAAAATCTCAAACTTTGAGACGCTCAGACGTGTGATATAGACCACACAATTTCTTTCTATATTTAATTTTATAACTGGAAGTTTATCACACTTAAACGGAAAAATCAAGCGACACGCCGTATTTCGCAGGTTAATTTAAGATGAACTATAATCCACAAGCTGTGAATAAACCTGTGGATAAGTACCCGCCCCAAAAAAAGCGGGAGCAGTTTAAAAAGATGCTCAGCTTTTAATTTCTAATTATGATTTACAGTTTTAAAACATTCATCCCAAAATCTATCAGAGTCAAATCGCTCGTTATCTTCTGCAAACATTTCAATGAAATCGTTAATTAAATCTTCATAGACTTCAAGTTTCATTTCTGATCCATATGAGTTTAGAATTTCTGCGGTTTTTACATAGTCTTTTCTTGTCATCATTTTTTTTATGTGTCCTTTTAGTTAGATGGGTGGGAGTGTCAATGTTAGTGTGCAGTCCCACCCAAAGTTATTATATCAGATTACTTTGCACGACGATATGTGTACGAAAGAAAATCCTTTTTATACTTTGCATTAGCATTGGCAGTTGTTACTAGTGAATGTGCTTGAACAGCATTTTTTGCATTAAATGACATTAGTTCTCGCTTGCCTTGTGAAATTGTAAATGTGAACATTAGTTTTCCTTTTCTTTTTTTCTTTGTTGGGTTGTTGTGAGCCAGTTTAGCGACGTGGCTCAGGTCGTTGTTTTAGATTAGAACTTTACTGAAGTGTAGCGATCTTCGCCGTCTACATCTAGCAATAGAGTTGTTGTGCTTGCGTTTACAGGAATAATCTCCTTGATTCGTCCTGTTACCTTGCTTGACTGTGTAGTGAAGAGATCTCCTACTTGGTATAGTGGCTTAGCCATTTCTTTCCTTCTTTCCTTGTTGTTGTTAGTAGTAGTCTACCATAGACCACTGACATTTGTTTAGTGTTGTGTGAAGTCAGACTTGCAGCCTGTGTATGGGCAACGAATATGCTCTGACCTGTGGATAGTGTAAGTATATTTATCAAGACTACTAAGTTTAGTAGTGTGGATTTTAGGAGCGTGATAAGTCTTAGCCTGTGCCATAGCAGGCACTAGGGCTAACGCTAGGCTGAGTACGATTATCTTAGTTTTCATTATTCTTTCCCCAATCTTTATCGGTTATGAGTTTAGCACATAGGTACGACACTAGGAGCAGGGACAGGAGAGTGAAAGAGTTAATAGTCATTAGAGAACCTCATCTACATCAAAATCGGACACGGGAATAAAGACAGACTCTAGGTCTTCATTATTTAATTCATCAAGCATAGACTGATAACCATCAGCCAATTCAGACCAACGATCTGTATTAGTTTTATCAAAAGAATATGACATTACTTAGAACCCCACAAAACTTTGAGGGAACCATAGCGTGTAGCGATATAGATAGCCTTATCACTAGGACGCATAGACAATTCATCAGTAGCATATTTAGCATTAAGATACTGAGCCTGCTTGATAGACATAGCAGGACGGAACTTAGGATTATGGCTAGTGTATTCTAGACCAAACTCTTTTACGAGTTCATTATATATAGTGTTCATTAGATGAACCTTTCTTTTAATTCGATTAGACTTTCTAATCTATTTTCTTGGCTAGTGTTATTTGCTGTTTATTTGCTTAGGCTCACCTTTCGGATTATTTGCTAAGGCTCAACAGGCTCAACTAGGATTATCTATATTTAATTGTTATGACTGGAAGTCTAGCATACTATTGCTAAAAAATCAACTCGACACGCCGTGTTTTAGATATTTATTTTTGTGATCTGCACCACATAATTTCTATCTATATTTAATTTTCAATACTGGAAGTATAACACAAAGAATCGGAAAAATCAAGAGACAAAACGGACATTTTGCGATTATTTTTGTGATTTAGACCACAAAGATATGTGCTCACTACTTTTTTTTATTTTTTTGATTCAAAAATGTGTATCATACAAAAAAATTGGCCATTAACATTTTGATCAAAAGTGGTTTTGCCTGCTATAATAGTAGAAACGATAGGATCTTATGAAAATCACAATAGCTACACCAATGTATGGCGGGAATTGTTCAGGACCTTTTACAATTGCTTTACTTAGCCTAGTTAAAAGTTTAGAACGAGAAGGCCATATAGTAAGATTTTCAGCACTATATAACGAATCATTAATTAATAGAGCAAGAAATTCGCTGACAAATATTTTTATTAACAGTGATTCTGACAAATTGGTATTTATTGACGGGGATCAAAGTTTTGATACCGAAGGTACAATGAAAATGATCTTAGAAGATGTTGATATTATAGGTGCACCTGTACCATTAAAGACTATAAACTGGGAAAATGCAAAGGCTGCAATTCTTAGAGGTGAAGATCCTATGAAATATACAGCAAAATACAATATAAATTTTAAAAATGCAGAAGATCGTCAAAAAGTTAGAGACGGGTATCAAGAAAAATTGCCAGTAGTTCATATTGGAACAGGTTTAATGGCAGTAAAAAGAGAAGTTTTTGAAAAAATGATGCCAATTACTGAAAAATATATAGTTGGAAAAGAAGTGACGGGAATTGGAGAAGCAAATTCCTATGTATATAACTTCTGGAGTATAGAAGTAGATAAAGAAAGTCAAGTTTTATTGTCAGAAGACTATTATTTCTGTAAAAAATGGTCGGAATTAGGTGGAGAAATCTATGTAGCTCCATATGTCAAGACAAAACACTATGGAACTTACGAATATAAGTGATTTAAATCACACCTTTATCATCTTCTTCAAATACAAAAGAAGCGGGAGGTGCAAGGACTTGTCCTTGTTGGTGTAAATTGCTAAGTCCCTTAGCATCTGCACCTAGCTTATCTGCAATAATAGATAACATATCATAATTTCGCATTGATTGAATGTATAAAGCTCCTAATAGCTCTCTTATATTCTCTATAGTAGCTTCTAGGCCTATTTCTTCCCCTAAATTACCCATGTATCTCTCCTATAATCTCTTTTGTTATATGATCCCATTTCTTGCCTTCCATCCCCGCCGAATTATTTATGAGTAAATCACCATTTTTGGCGTTTTCCATATGAATCCAGGCAATTTGGTGATCTAAACCTACTTTTCCTACATAAATGTGTTCCACATCACGTTTTATATGCACTAAAATGGAAAAATTGTCTTCTTCCTCTTCATGCGCCTCAATATAGGCTCTATCAATGTGAATTTTGGCCATGTGAGGTCTCATTTAAGAGTGGATAATCTTCATTCATCATATTATTGAACTCTTCTGACCCTATCCAGAAAATATTGCCTAAAACCCGCCATGCAAAATTAGTTCCTTCTGATAAATGTTTCTCTATTGCCCAAGATAAAACTTCTGAATCCAGTTTCCGTCCCGCCTCAATCAACATTGTGTATTCTACACCTTTGATTGTACGGGTTGAAAAGATTGCATTTGCCCGTGAGGGCTTAAATGACTCGGGCATTGACTCATCTGTAAGCCAATCGCATTTAAAGATGGCACAAGGGTTGTCAGGGCGTTTTTCATATGCTCCACATCCTTGTCCTAAGATAACAAATGGGCAGGGTTTGAAGCCAGTTTCATCTTGTCCCATAAATACAGGATCAGATCCATCTTTGAGCTTTATATCTGCCCTTAAATGACCTTCACAGCATTTTGTACAATTACCGCAAGAGCGGTCTTTAACAATTGGTAGGAAATCCATTTCCTTACTTCCGACTCATTTTTTTGCTTCTGTAATTTGACTCAATACATTTTCATATAACTGTTGTCCTGCAGTTACAGAATAATTACATGCTAAACAGTATAGCACGACTTTATCGTTTTGTTCTTTATGGATTAATTCAAATATTGCTGGTTCGTCAGCTTTATGTTTTGGACAGGAGAGGGGTTTTACCCTCCCCTCCTGCGCCATGTTGTAATATTCTGAGAAGATCTGGATCTTCATGCGTAAGTTACATTCGCTTTTGCTAATACAGAATTTACGTACTCCCAAACAGTTGGATTTCCTGGAACTGGCTTGTTCCAAGTCTTCATATTGTTTGCTCGTGATGGAATAAGATGTGCTGCAATTACTTTTCTCCAATCGTGGAAACGATTGTAGTTGTATTCAAGTTCGTGTATGATTCTAGCATCCTGAACCCAAGTAGGTGCGTCACAAGCTGTTTTGTATCCCATGTAATTGTTCCATGTATCAGGCATGTACTGATATGCACCACATGCACTACTGGAATAAGACTTGCGGAAATAGGCAGAAGCCCCACCAGTTTCGGTGGACTTAATTCCATTTGCTAGTCTTGAGATTATTACCCTTTGATCTACTCTTGAATTTAAATTTAGCACTAGGCTATATGAGGGCATTAAAAAAGTGTTTCTAGATACAAGATCATTAATTAAATAAAGAGTTCTTACTTTTGCTTTATTATTAATATTATTTATATCTATATTTATTATATCTTTTATATTAACTAAATTATTATATTTATTAATATATAATATATATTTATTATACACTATCATGTCTTTCATTTGTGCATGGGCTTCGGAATTAATTCCAAAAAGCAATGTGATTATAGTCACAAATACCATTGTCCATACGGTTCTTATCCTTGTTTTGTTCTCATTGTTCATTTTGAACCTCCTTGAGGAAAGAGTAGTAAAATCTATCGTATCATGATATACTAAGAAAAACAAGTTGGGAGCGTAATGAAAGTATCATTTACGGGTGCTCCAGAGTATATAGATAGAAATGTTGGTTATGGAGAAGCATCGAATCATATCTTAGATTCATTTAAGAAACTTGATGTTGAATGCTTAATTAAATCAAAAGAAGCTGATATTGGTATTTCTTTTATCCAACCAAATAATTATACTTTTGGAAAAGATCAATACAAGATTGGTTACACACCTTGGGAATCTACAGAAATTCCATGGGATTGGGAAAATCCTATAAATAATGTTGTAAATGAATTATGGACTACATCTTCTTGGTGTGCAGAAATATTTTCTAAACATACTAATAAACCTATATTTGTTTATGAACATGGTATTGATGAATCTTGGATTCCTAAGAAAAAAGAATTTGATAACTCCCGCCCATTTAGATTTTTACATATAGGAGAGCCATCATCTAGAAAAGATGGGCAAATGGTTGTTGATGCATTTATTGCAACATTTGGAAATAATCCAAAATACGAATTAATTATGAAGTGTGGCGGGATTAATACAACAAAAGTTATTGATCCAATTACAAATCAAGTAAAAGGTTCGCCAGATGCATTTTATAAAAATATAAAAATTATAGAAGCCTATTTAACTGTAGAACAAATGAATGGTTTATATGATTTGTGTGATGTTATAGTTTATCCATCATGGGGAGAAGGTTTTGGATTTATTCCATTACAAGCAATGGCTAAAGGTATCCCAACAATATGCACAGAAGGCTGGGCTACCTATAGTAGGTATATTACAATGCCTTTAGATGCTGTTTGGTGGCAATCCCCTTGGCCAGCAGTTCATCCAGGACTTTTGATGAAACCAGATTATGCTCAATTAAAATATTTTATGAAAGATGTTGCAAAAGATTATGAAAGATACTCAGCATTAGCCTATAAAAATTCTTTCTTAATACATAAAGATTACAACTGGCTTAAAGTCTCTAAACCAGCAGTTGAGAGATTAAAAAAAATACAAAAAACTCATTTTTAGATATCCGTTGTGGTACACTAAGAATCTACTTTTAAAATCCAAGGAGAAAATACATGTCTAATACTATTGAAAACCCATATGAAAACTTTATTGCTTTATCTCGATATGCGAGATGGCTTGAAAATGAAAATCGTCGTGAGACATGGGGCGAAACAGTAGATAGATATTTTGACTTTATGCTTAATCAGCTTAAGACAAAACACAACTATATTCCTAATCAAAAAGATGTTGCTGATCTTCGTGATGCTGTCTTCAACAGAAATGTTATGCCATCAATGCGTTCTGTTATGACCGCAGGAGCTGCACTTGAAAGAGAAAATGTCTCTGGTTATAATTGTGCATTCCTTCCTGTAGATAATGCTAGATCATTTGATGAAGCAATGTATATTCTTATGTGTGGTACTGGTGTTGGATTCTCTGTTGAGTATAAGTACATCAATAAACTCCCGTCGCTTCCTGAAACACTTGAAAAATCATCAACAACAGTTATTGTTGGAGATTCAAAAGAAGGTTGGGCAAAAGCTTATCGTGAGTTATTAGGTCTATTATGGGCTGGACAAATCCCACAAATTGATATTAGTAAAGTTCGTCCATCAGGAGCACGTCTTAAGACAATGGGTGGAAGATCATCAGGACCTCAACCATTAGTAAATCTTTTTGACTTTACAATTCAAATTTTTAAAGGAGCACTTGGTCGTCAACTAAAGCCAATCGAAGCGCACGATATTATGTGTAAGATTGGTGAGGTAGTTGTAGTTGGTGGAGTTCGTCGTTCTGCTATGATTTCGCTTTCAAATATTAATGATATTGAAATGGCACAAGCAAAAGCTGGTAATTGGTGGGAAAAGAATTCTCAACGTGCTTTGTCAAACAATTCTGTAGCATATTCAAGAAAGCCAGAAATGCAACAGTTTATAGCAGAGTGGAAATCGCTTTATGATTCAAAGTCAGGTGAAAGAGGTATCTATAATGTGGCAGCAGCTCAAAAGCAGGCAGCAAAATATGGTAGAAGAAACCCAGATATTCATTATGGAACTAACCCATGCTCAGAAATTATTTTACGTCCTTATCAATTTTGTAATCTTTCAGAAGTTGTACTTCGTGAAAAAGATACAGTTGAAGATGTTGCAAATAAAGTTAGATTAGCATCTATTCTTGGAACATGGCAATCAACTCTTACAGATTTTAAGTATATTCGTAAAATATGGAAAGATAATACAGAAGAGGAACGCCTGTTAGGAGTTTCACTTACTGGACAATTTGGACATAAGTTTTTTTCTGGACAAGAGGGTTTGTCAAAGCTTGCCGATGTTTTAGACAGACTTCGTGAATATGCAGTTTCAACAAATATTGAAGAGGCAGGGAAAATTGGGATTCCCGCTTCAGCAGCAGTTACTTGTGTCAAACCTTCTGGCACAGTTTCCCAATTGGTCGGGGTGTCTTCGGGAATGCATGCATGGCATTCAGATTATTATATTCGTACAGTTCGTGGAGATAAAAAAGATCCAATTACTCAATTTCTTAAAGATTCAGGTATTCCTGCAGAAGATGATGTAATGAAGCCAAATGATACAATTGTATTTTCATTTCCAGTAAAAGCACCAAAGCATGCTATTACAAGAGATAAGCTTACAGCAATTCAGCAGCTTGAGGTATGGCTAACATACCAACGTCATTGGTGCGAACATAAGCCATCTATTACGGTATCTGTAAAGGAAGACGAATGGATGGAAGTAGGAGCTTGGGTATATAAGCATTTTGATGAGGTATCTGGAATTTCATTCCTTCCATATTCAGAGCATACATATGTTCAAGCACCATATCAAGAAATTGACGAAATTGGATACAAAGATTTGCTATCAAAAATGCCTGAAAATATAAACTGGGAAGCCCTGTCTCTCTACGAGTTAGAGGATACAACTACTGGAACTCAGGCTTTAGCTTGTGTTTCGGGGGAGTGTGAAATAGTAGATATTAACGCCTAGTTAATCTATGATTTTTGATATCTCAATGATATAATCAAAGAACAAAATCAGTTTTCTATGGGGTAAATGTGGCTGTATATTCCGATCAAGATATTAATTATAAAATCACACAAGGTGATTCTTTTCAATTGGAATTAGAATACAAAGACGAGTTAGATAACCCAATAGATATATCTGGCTATGATATTTTAATGGAAATTAAGGATAAGCCAGGTGGAAAAATCTTATCTGCTTCTTGTTCTGTAGGAGATGGAATAACTATTTCAGATCCAACAACTGGAATAATAGAACTTGATATAACTCCCGCCAAAACTAAAAAATTTAATTATCCAAGAGCATCTTATCAAATTCAAGGAACTGATCAATATGGAGCAAAAGTTACTTTTATTCAAGGTTGGTTTCAAGTAAATGCGGGGACAATAGACTAATGACTGAAAAAATAATAATTCGTGCTAAAGGCGCAAGAGGTCCAGCAGGTGCTCCAGGTCCAGCAGGAACTGGAATCACAATCCTTGGAAAATATGACACCTTATCTCAATTACAATCTGCACACCCAACAGGAGCACCTAGTCAAGGTTATCTTGTTGGATTAAATCTTTATATTTGGGATTCAAATGGAAATGTTTGGACAAATGTTGGGCCAGTACAAGGTCCAAAAGGTGACACAGGTGCGACGGGACCACAAGGTGACACAGGTGCGACGGGACCACAAGGTCCAATAGGACCAGCAGGTCCAGCAGGATCAACAGGTTCACAAGGACCACAAGGTCCAGCAGGTCCAAAAGGTGACACAGGTGCGACGGGACCACAAGGTCCAGCAGGATCAATAACAAATTTTAACGCAAATTTAGTTTCATTTACATATGAACAACAAACACCACAATCAACATGGACAATAGTTCATAACTTAGGTTTTAAACCCGCAGTTAGTGTTATGGATTACGGTCAAAATAATGTAGAATGTGATATAGAACAAACTAATCAAAATCAAGTTGTATTAAGATTTATACAGGCAGGTATTCCAGTAAATATTTCAGGATACGCTTTCTTGTCATAATAAAAAAAATAAATAAAGGGGTAAAACAAAAATGGCAAAAACATTTTTAACAAATATTAATTTAAAGGGTAATCAGCTACTCAACGCAGTTATCCATTCTGCTTCCTCAGCTCCTTCAGCTCTTGCAGCAGGACAATTATATTTTAATACTGGCGATAATACATTTTATTATTCAACAGGAGCTGGTACAGGAAGTTGGCAACCAGTAGGAGTTCAATACATTTCTTCAGTAGGTTCAAATCTTTCTGTAACTAGTGGAGAACTTGATATATCAACAGATCCATCGTTTAATACAATTCATCTTACACAAGATGGTCAAGGACAAAACATACTTGTTGGCAATGATGCTTATATTGGTGACATCAATGTTTCTAATTTCCTTGGAATAAAGGGATACGAAGATGGCACTAAGGGTGGAATTAAATTTGGTTCTGCTAAAACAGAAACTATTTCTTCAAATGGCAATGATCTCACATTAGAATCAAATAACGATATCATTCTTCTTCCAGGAAGTGACTACGCATATATTGGTTCACCAGCAATTGATGGTCATAATAGAATTGCAACGCTTGGAGATATTAATACAGATTTAACTGGTTATGTAACAGAAACTGGAACACAAAATCTTTCTAATAAAACTTTCCTAGGCACTGTTTACTTCCAATCTGCTGGTGGAGCAGGTAGCACTCTAAATACCATTAGTGTAGACAATTCTACTGGTCATATGGCAGTAGCTTCTGGTTATGAGCTTGAGCTTACATCTGCTAACGATATAAATATCACATCATATTCTGGAGATATTGTAATCAATCCAGATGGAACTGCTTATATTGGTTCAAAAAATGCAGACAATCGTATTGCAACAGTTAGTGATATTTTAAACTCACAGTCAAATGTTGAAGGATATGCAGATAACGTAGCTTCACAAGCTCAAGCAACAGCAGAATCTTATGCAGCTAACGTAGCTGCTCAGGCACAATCAGCAGCAGAAGGTTATGCAGATAGCTTAGCAGGAAACTACGATCCAGCAGGTGCTGCATCATCAGCACAGTCAGCAGCACAATCATACGCAGATGGTAAGGCTTCACAGGCACAGTCTGCAGCAGAATCTTATGCAGACAACGTAGCCGCTCAAGCACAATCAGCAGCAGAAGGCTACACTAACACAGCAGTAGCTAATCTTGTTGGAATGGCTCCAGATCTTCTTAACACACTTGAAAAGATTGACAATGCAATAGCAAACGATGCCAACTTCTCAACAACGTTGCTTAATGATATTGCTAATGCGGTTTCAAACGCAGAGTCTTATGCAGATGGCAAGGCTTCACAAGCACAGTCAGCAGCAGAGTCTTACGCAGATGGCAAAGCTTCACAGGCACAGTCTGCAGCAGAAGGTTACGCAGACGAAATTGTTGGAAACTTACATTTTGCGGGCGGAAAATATGTTGGAACAATTACAGGTGGAGTAACATCAAAACCATTTACTTTTACACACAATTTTGGCAACAATGATGTTATTGTTCGTGTATATCAAACATCTTCTGGGGTAGATCAATATTCAGATGTTGAAGTAGATATAAAGCGTTCATCTGATGGAAATTCAGTTACTGTTGGATTTGCAGTAGATCCAATATCTGGAGAAAATTATAAAGTTGTAATTATAGGGTAATTCTAAGAATAAGAGGGTCAGATGTCTAAAAAGTTTTTAACACCAATAAATTTATTAACAACTTCATCTGACCCAGTTTCTGGAAGAGAAGGCGATATGTATTTTAATACTCAAGATCAAAGTATTAGAATATATAATGGTACAGTATGGGTTACAATTATTAAATCAGATGATCCAATTCCATTTTATGAACATACTCATAATTATGATGGAGATGTATCAACTATTTTCCCAGAACCCTTGCCTTTATCTGAAATTGGTGATAATATTATATTAAGTGTAGATGGTGGAACAGTTTTATCTACTCCTACAATGGTTCCAGGTTTTATAAATTCATTACCTTTGGATGGTGGAGTAATTGGTTAGTAATTTTCCAAATGAACTTGATGTAATATTAAATCCTAATTCTACAGATGAACTTTCAAGCCCCTCACATTCTCAACAACATGCAAATGCTAATGATGCAATTAGAGCTATTGAAGAAAAAATAGGTGTTAATGGATCTACAAATCCAAACTCCCTAGATTACAAAATAGCTCATCTTGTATCAAATACTGCAGATATAGTTACCCTTTTAGGAGTGGCTGGCAATAATGATCAAAATGTGACGGGAATAGAGAATAAAACCGCACTAGATACCTTTGATGGTAATGTATTTTCATACGTTAAGTACTATATTCAAATATCTCACAATAATGATTATTACACCTCAGAAATTTCTTTAGTACAAGATGGAACAGATTTCAATCTTTTAGAAACCAATATAGTCTCAAATACCGATACAGTAATGGTTAATATAGGTTTTGAACGAAATGGCAGTATAATAAGTTTAGTAATAACCCCAGTAATATCTTCTGTAAACGCAAGATACTACAGAAATGCTTTAAAAAAATAAAATAATAGGATGGTAAAAAATGGCAACAGTAAATAAAAATTTTAGAATTAAGCAAGGTCTTGTTGTTGAAGGTACTACGGGTACAATTAATGGCAACAATATTCTTACAGAGGGTGCAGGAGATTCCTACATTCTTGGACTTGTTGGAGGAGCTACTTATGTAAAGTCTGTAGATACAGTAGTATTTTCTGTAAATTCAGATGGCAAGCTTTCAATCAACTCAAACATATTTGATGCATATGGTGCTGCTTCATCAGCACAGTCAGCTGCACAATCTTATGCAGACAATGTAGCTTCACAAGCACAGTCAGCAGCAGAGTCTTACGCAGATGGCAAGGCTTCACAGGCACAGTCAGCAGCAGAGGCTTACGCAGCTAACGTTGCATCACAAGCACAGTCAGCAGCAGAGTCTTATGCAGATGGAATTATTACATCTGATCATGAATATGCAGATAACGTTGCTTCACAAGCACAGTCAGCAGCAGAGGCTTACGCAGCTAACGTTGCATCACAAGCACAATCAGCAGCAGAAGGTTACGCAGATAGCCTAGCAGTAAACTATGATCCAGCAGGTGCAGCTGGAACAGCACAATCCAATGCAGAGGCTTACGCAGCTAACGTTGCATCACAAGCACAATCAGCAGCAGAAGGTTACGCAGATAGCCTAGCAGCAAATTATGATATGGCAGGAGCTGCAGCAAATGCCCTCACCTCAGCACAAGGGTATGCAGATAACGTAGCATCACAAGCAGTTTCAACTGCAGAGTCTTACGCAGATGACAAGGCTTCACAGGCACAGTCAGCAGCAGAGTCTTATGCGGATAGTAAGGCTTCACAAGCAGTATCAGCAGCAGAGTCTTACGCAGATGGCAAAGCTTCACAAGCACAATCAGCAGCAGAGTCTTATGCAGATGGCAAAGCTTCACAAGCACAGTCAGCAGCAGAGTCTTACGCAGATGGCAAAGCTTCACAAGCACAATCAGCAGCAGAAGGATATACAGACAATGCAATTGCTGGTCTTGTTAATGGAGCACCATCATTCCTTAATACACTTAAGAAAATTGATGATGCAATTAACAATGATGCTAATTTCTCAACAACATTACTTAATGATATTTCTAATGCTGTTTCAAATGCAGAGTCTTACGCAGATGGCAAAGCTTCACAAGCACAATCAGCAGCAGAGTCTTATGCAGATGGCAAAGCTTCACAAGCACAGTCAGCAGCAGAGTCTTACGCAGATGGCAAAGCTTCACAAGCACAATCAGCAGCAGAGTCTTACGCAGATGGCAAAGCTTCACAAGCACAGTCAGCAGCAGAGTCTTACGCAGATGGCAAGGCTTCACAGGCACAGTCAGCAGCAGAAGGTTACGCAGATGGACTTGCTTCAGATATTCTTGATGGAACAAGTGCTTTCACTGAAGTAAATGTTAATAGTGTAGCAGCAGTTAAAGCTTCTACTGTTGCAGTTACATCAGCAGGAACTGTAAATGCTTTCACATTTGATGGAACAGCATTCAAAACAGCAAAGGCTCTTGTTAAGTTTGGAACAGCTGGTCATAGCCAAGTTTCAGAAATTCTTTTAACATTAGATGCAGTAAACAATATTGCAATTACTGAATATGCTGAAGTTGGAACAAACGGGGAGTTAGGAACAATAACCGCTTCTTATAATTCTGGTACAGTAGCAATTCAAGTAACAACAAATCAAGCCAATACAAATGTAATGGTTTATGCAACATTGTTAATTTAAATAGTTTAGGATAGGGGAGGTAAAACTCCCCTATTAAAATTTTGGGGGATAGTGAACTCATGACTATAAATGATAAAGATTTTAAAGTTAAAAACGGACTTAATGTTGCGGGTAATGCAACTTTTGAGTCTAATGTCATTTTAGGAAACACCCCCTTAGCTTTTGATACAAATACAAATAGGCTTCAAATTTATATAAATAATCATTGGGTTTCTGTAGCAACATTAGAAGATATAGGTGGAAATCTATCTTTTATGGATATAGGGCTTTCAATTGATTATAATGGACAGCCAACATATATAGTTCAAGGAAATGGCGTATCAATTAATGGGGATAGTAAGTATATAGACGCAGGAACCCCAACAGAATACTCATACCTAGACTACATATTTGATGCTGGAATAATTCAAGTTTAAAGAAATAAATGCTATAATAAAAAAAGTAAAAAAAGGGGTAATATAATGTCAACAGTAAGAATTCAACTACGTAGAGGTTTATCAACAAATTGGACTTCCGTAAATCCTATATTAGCAGCGGGCGAAGCTGGCTTTGAATCAGATACACTTAAAATTAAAATTGGTGATGGAACAAGTCACTGGAATGACCTTGGTTATGCAACAGTTACCCCACAAAATCTTACAGATGCTATAGCAAGTGTAATTGCAGGAGAAGTATCAGATTATGCTACCCTTACAGATCTTTCAACTGCTATCTCAACTGAAGTTACAAACCGCAACTCTGCAATTGATAATGCTAAATCAGAAGCTATTTCTTCAGCAAATACATATACAGATCAACATACTCCAGTTGCAGGAACAGATTTTATTGCATTTTCTGAAAAAGGAGTTCCTGGAGGAGTTGCAGAATTAGGAGAATATGGAACCGTTATAGCTCCAGGAAATGGTGTTCTTTTAAATGCAAATGGTTCATATAATATTAAATTAGAAGTAAATAATCCAACACAAAATAGAACAATATACCTAAAAGATGCAGATGGAACAATTGCATTTACGTCTGATGTAGATAACGCAATAAATAATCTTGTAAATAATGCTCCATCAGCACTTAATACATTAAAAGAACTTGCAGATGCAATTAATGATGATTCTTCATTTGCAGCTACTGTTACTACAGCATTATCAACAAAACTTTCAAAATCAGGCGGAACAATGTCTGGAACATTAAACATGGGTACAAATATTATTTCTAATTTAGATGCACCTTCATCAAATACTGATGCAGTAAATAAAGAATATGTTGATCTTAATTTTGTTCATGGATCAAGTGTTGGTTCAAATATTGCTACTTTAGATTATGATCATAAACTTACTTCTTCTCAAATACCTGATACTTTAGCTACAAAAACTTATGCAGATAATAAATCTTCTGAAGCAATAACAGCAGCAGAATCATACGCAGATAATGTTAAATCACAAGCAATTTTAACTGCTGAAAATTATACTGATACTGCTAAATCAAATGCTATTTCAACAGCAGAGTCATACACAGATTCAGCTATCTCAACAGAAGTTACAAACCGCAACTCTGCAATTGCTACTGCTAAATCAAATGCTATTTCAACAGCAGAATCATACACAGATTCAGCTATCTCAACTGAAGTTACAAACCGCAACTCTGCAATTGATAATGCTAAATCAGATGCAGAATCATACACAGATTCAGCTATCTCAACAGAAGTTACAAACCGCAACTCTGCAATTGCTAATGCTAAATCAGATGCAGAATCATACACAGATTCAGCTATCTCAACTGAAGTTACAAACCGCAACTCTGCAATTGCTACTGCTAAATCAAATGCTATTTCAACAGCAGAATCATACACAGATTCAGCTATCTCAACAGAAGTTACAAACCGCAACTCTGCAATTGATAATGCTAAATCAAATGCTATTTCAACAGCAGAATCATACACAGATTCAGCTATCTCAACAGAAGTTACAAACCGCAACTCTGCAATTGCTAATGCTAAATCAAATGCTATTTCAACAGCAGAATCATACACAGATAATCAAATTTCAAATCTTGTAAATGCAGCACCATCAACACTAGACACTCTTAAAGAACTTGCAGATGCAATTGGTGATGATCCAAGTTTTGCAGTTACAGTTGCAAATCATATTGACTCAGCTAAATCAGATGCAGAATCATATACAGATTCTGCTATATCAACAGAAGTAACAAATAGAAATAATGCAATTAATACTGCAAAAAATGCAGCAATTTCAACATCAGAAACATACACAGATAATGCTATATCTGGTGAAGTTTCTAATAGAAATTCAGCTATTGCAACATCTCTTTCTACCGCCGAGTCTTATACAGATACCGCTAAAAATGCAGCAATTTCAACATCTGAAACTTACACAGATTCTGCAATTTCAACAGAAGTAACAAATCGCAATTCGGCTATATTGACTGCTAAAAATCAGGCTATTTCTACTTCAGAAGGCTACACAGACACCGCTATTTCAACTGAAGTTACAAATCGCAACTCAGCTATTGCAACATCTTTAACTACTGCAGAAAACTATGCAGATACCGCAAAGTCATCTGCAATTTCTACTTCAGAAGGCTACACAGATAACGCTATATCAACAGAGGTAACGAACCGCAATTCTGCAATTGCTACTGCTAAATCACAGGCTATTTCTACTTCAGAAGGCTACACAGATTCTGCAATTTCAACAGAAGTAACAAATCGCAACTTTGCTATAGCAACTTCACTTACAACTGCTGAAGGATATACTGATACAAAGATTGCTACAGAAGTTACAAATCGCAACTCAGCAATTTTATCAGCAATTTCTACCGAAGTCACAAATCGCAACTCAGCGATTGCTACATCTTTGACTACCGCAGAAGGCTACACAGACTCAGCAATTGCTACAGAAGTATCTAACCGCAATACTGCAATTTCTAATGCTACTCAGCATATGGTTCAAACAACAGATACTGGCTCTGTTACTTCCGCCATGATTTTAGATGGAACAATTGTTGATGCTGATATCTCAACTTCCGCAGCAATCCTTGCAACAAAGATTGCGGGAACTGCAGTAACACAGGCAGATACAGCAACAGTTACAAATACAATGCTTGCAGGATCTATTGCAGATACCAAGCTTAACACAATTTCAACATCTGGCAAGGTTGCAAATTCTGCAACAACTGCAACAGATGCAAATACAGCATCAACAATAGTTGCTCGTGATGCATCTGGTAACTTTAGTGCAAACTTAATTACAATTAACCAAACACCTACATCAGCTGGACATGCTGCTTCTAAAGCATATGTTGATAACTTATCTGCAGGTATGAACTGGCATGCAGCTGTGCAAGCAGCAACAACAGGCGTACTCCCTGCATCAACATATACAGATGGAACAACAGACGCTAATGGAGGTAAAGGAATTGGAGCAACTCTTGTTGCTACAGCCAATGGAGCACTTTCCATAGATGGAGTAAACGTCTCAAATGGAAACCGTGTTCTTGTTAAAAATCAAGCAACATCTTCTCAAAATGGTATTTATACTGTTACATCAAATGGTGGAGCATCTTCAAAGTGGACATTAACACGTGCTACAGATTCTGATGATCATATTTTAAATCAAGTTGAAGCGGGAGATGCCGTATATGTACTTTATGGTGGTACAAATGGAAACCAATCATTTGTAGAAACTGCAAGCGGTACGGGAACAAATGGAGTATTGCTTATAGGTACAGATGCTCTTACATTTACACAGTTCTCAGGAGCAGCAACATTCGTAGCAGGAAATGGTCTTACACGTACAGGTAACCAAGTAGATGTTGTTTCTTCAACGCTTAATGTTACAGCAGATGCGATAGATCTACCTACAGTTTCACAGACAAACACTACAGGCGGAAACCTTGCAAATGGTATTGTTTCTGCAATTACAGTAGATTCTTATGGTCGTGTAACTGGCTACCAAACAGGTGCTCAAAACGTTGCAAGCACATCAAATAAAGGAATTGCATCATTTGACTCAGCATCATTTACCGTAACATTTGGAAATGTAGTAATTAAAAATGCTGGTGTCTCAAATGCACAACTTGCAAACAACTCAGTCACAATTGGTTCAACTTTGGTAGCACTCGGTGCAACCGCTTCAACTGTGGCGGGATTGACATTGACTTCTCCAGTAATTGCTCAAATTAGCAATACAGGAACACTTACACTCCCAACATCCACAGATACACTTGTAGGACGTGCAACTACAGATACACTTACAAATAAGTCTATTTCAGGTTCTACTAATACACTATCTAATATTGGTAACTCAAGCCTTACAAATTCTTCAATTAGCATAAATGGCACATCAGTTTCACTTGGTGGATCTGTATCAGGACTTGCTACAAATGCTTCTCCTACATTTACAGGAACTGTTACACTCCCGCTTACAACTGCAGGATATGTAACAACAACTTCGGGTGGAGTAGTTTCAAGCGTAGCAACAATTCCAAACTCAGGACTTACAAACTCAACAATTTCAGGCGTATCCCTTGGATCTAACCTAAATGCACTTACAATCGGAACTGGTCTTTCAGGAACCTCATACAATGGTTCGGGAGCAGTAACAATTGCCAATACAGGTGTACTTAGTGTAAATGGTTCAACAGGTGCAGTAACAGGAATTGCAACAACAGCATCACCAACATTTACAGGTACAGTCACACTTCCACTTACAACATCTGGATATGTTACAACCTCTGGTTCTGGTGTAATTAGCTCAGTTGCAACAATCCCAAATGCTGGTTTGACTAATTCAAGCGTTACTGTTGGTACAACAGCAATCGCACTTGGAGCTTCATCAACCACACTTGCGGGTCTTACATCTGTAACTTCAACAGGATTCACTGGTGCTCTTACTGGTAATGTAACTGGTAATGCTGATACTGCAACTAATCTTGCAACAGCACGTAATATTAACGGTGTAGCATTTGATGGTTCTGCAGCAATTACTGTAAAATCATCTACTACAAACGCCCTTACAATTGGAACGGGACTTTCAGGAACATCATTTGATGGTTCTTCAGGTGTAACAATTGCTATAGATTCAACAGTAGCTACATTAACTGGAACACAGACTCTTACAAATAAGACTCTTACATCTCCAACAATTGGAACAATTCTCAATACAGGTACTTTAACACTTCCAACATCTTCAGATACATTAGTTGGTCGTGCTACAACAGACACATTTACAAATAAAACATTTGATACTGCTGGAACTGGTAACTCATTTAAGATTAACGGAACATCAATATCTGCAGTAACAGGAACAGGATCAGTTGCCCTAGCAGCATCCCCTACATTTACTGGAACATTAAGCGCAGCAGCACTTTCAACAACTGGTAACGTAACAGTTGGTGGTAACTTGACAGTTAATGGTACAACAACCACAATTAACTCAACAACCCTTAACACAACAGAACAAGTTCTTGTTATTTCCAATACAGCTACTCCAACAGATGTAACTGCAAATGGTGCGGGAATTACAATTAAGGGTACTACAGATAAAACCTTTAACTGGTACTCATCAACAGGATCATTAACTTCATCTGAAAATATAGACATTGCTTCAGGTAAGGTTTATAAGATTGCAGGAACTCAAGTTCTTTCAGCATCACAATATGTTGGAAATGCAGCTACAGTAACAAATGGAGTTTATACAACTGACACAGGTACTGTGACAAACACCATGCTTGCTGGTTCTATTGCTAATAATAAGTTAACAAATTCAAGCATAACTGTAAATGGTACTTTAATAGCCCTAGGTGCTTCCGCTACAATAACTGCAGCAGCGGGAACTTTGACAGGATCTTCATTAAATGCAACAGTTACGGGATCATCACTTACATCTGTAGGTACAATTACTGCTGGTACATGGAACGGCACAGCAATTAATGCAACGTATATTGATACAGCAATTGCAAGATTGTCGGGACCAACATTTACTGGAACTGTAACACTTCCATCTACAACATCTATAGGAACAACAACATCAACAGAACTTGGATATGTTCATGGTGTAACTTCTGCAATTCAAACACAAATAAACTCAAAAGATAATGCAACATATACATTTGTAACAGATGCTACAACAGCAAGAACTATTTCAAGCTCAACAGATAAATATAACATGGTTAAGTTTACTGGATCGTCAGCAATTACTTTAACAGTTCCATCAGATACTGCTGATTCAAGCTTTGCCATAGGAGATTATGTTGATATAATTCAATATGGAACAGGTCAAATAACTACAGCAGCAGGTTCAGGAGCCACATTAGTTGCAACAGATTCTGCTTATAAATCAAGAGTACAATACAGCACTATGACATGTATAAAAATTGCAGCAAATACTTGGTTATTGACAGGGGATACAACAGCATAATGAAACATTTAAGAAGAGAATCAGTAGTTTCAAGATTAAAAGGATTAGCATCCATTTTAGATAATTTTAATAGATCAAATGGATCTTTAGGTTTTGGTGGCGGAACAAGTTCTGTTCCGTGGAAAACTGTTAGGGGTTCCTGGGGAATTACATCAAATGCTGCCGTAACTTCTAGTAATGCATCTGTTTACCCACTAGCAACTCTTCAATTTACAAAAACAGACGTTACACTAGGTATTGATGGAGTTACATACGGTGCGGGTACTGCATTTTGGGTAACAGATTCAAATAACTGGTGGGCAAGCTATTTAGATAACAATAATACTTGTTCTACTTGTGCTAATACATCAAATGTTGCTACATATGTAACAAATTCAACATATGTGCCAGCATCTGGAGGAAACTGCTCAACCTATACAACTAACTGTTCATGTTATAACCCAGGAAACTATGCTGGATACTATTATGCTCGTGGATGCGGAGCATCATCTTGTTCATATCCATACCAAACTCCTTGTTCTTCTTCATTTTGTGGTGGATCAACATGCTGCAGAGCTCAAATTTTTTATTATAATTTAGGAAATTGTTGTGGTTATTCTGCTTCATGCAGTGCTTATAACGCATATGTCCCAGCTTATACAACTTACTCCTATAGCCCATCAACATATAACGCAGTTACATATTATAGTTGTAATTGTGTTGACAATCCACGTGTAAATATAATTCAATCAGTAGCAGGAACAATAAGCAATATTGTAACATTTGCTTTATCTTCTGCTGCAGTAGGATTTAAAACAATTTTAAGTGGAAACAACGTAACTATTAGAGCTTATTCTAATAATCTCTACACAAATCAAATAGGATCAGATCAAACTCAAACAGTAACATCTCCTGTAAAAACAAAAACTCATGGAATATTAGTTGCTCCAACAACATATAGCCCAAGTCAAACATTAATAGTTGACAATTTCTCAGTTTCTTAATAATTTGACACTATATAGTAGTTAGGTATATAATAAGTATATGTCGGTATATAAAGAGTTTAAAAAAAATAAAAGGTCTGCTATTTTTGATAAAATAAACTTTGTTAAAAAAATAAAATATAATCTTGATTTATTAAGAAAAGCAAAACTAGCCCCAGATCCAATTAAAAATAGCATAACAGAAAATATAGCTTTTGTATTAGATGATGCTGTTGTTGACATTATTCATTGTCAACCTAAAATGGCAGCAATATTATTAAGTGAACCTAAAATTGTTAAAATACCATCAGGATCTGATGTAAAGATAGGTTGGGTCTATTTAAATAATAAGTTTGTTGACCCTAAAGATACAAGTATATTTAAAACTTTTCCACATGAAAGAAAATAATGATAAAAAAAAGATTTAAAAATAAAACATCCTTAGACCCATCAAAACCTGGAAATATTGATTTTATATTAATTAAAGAAAATCAAAACTATAATGATATAGAAGTTGATATAAAAAGAGCATCAGAGGTTATACCAAAGTGGTATAAAGATACCCCTTTGATTGTAGATATTGGTGATGGGCATGAAGATTTTTCTATGAAAAAATGTATTCCTGTTCTTGATTCCCTAAGTCTTGGTTACATGGTTGTAACTAAATATAATTATCATTTTAAATATGATAAAGAAAAAGAAGAATTTAGTGTAGAAATTTATGGAGCAAATAAAGAAGCAGTTCTTGAAAATGTGGTTAATGTAATACAAATGCACCCTGCAACACAAGCTCCAGAATTTCCATTTTCAGATGATTATTTTAAATATATATTTAAATGGAACTGTTCTTATATGATAAAAACACCCGCTGGGTATGGATGCTTATTTACTCATCCATTAAATTATTCATATTTGCCATTCTATACCCTTAGTGGTGTAGTTGATACTGATAAGTTTCCTTTTAGTGTATTATTTCCTTTTATAATGAAAAAAAATGATGAAAATTTTATTCCAGCAGGAACCCCAATAGCACAAATAATTCCATTTAAAAAAGAAGGTTGGAAATCTAAAGTTTTCAATAAAGTTCCAATTGATTTTGTTCATCAAACTCATCAAATAACAAGAGAATACATTGATGCAAGGACACCAGGTGGTCAACTTAAAGGTGGGATTTATCGAGAAAGATATAGAAATGTTAAAAAATATTTATAAAAAAAGGAGTAAGCTTTGAAGACTATAAAATTTAAATTAAATAGTAATCAATATCAACATGGTAAAGATTTTGATATAGAAAAACCATGTCCAGCAGATAATAAAATTCCTTCTTGGTGGACTGAAGGTGAAAGTTTTCTTAGCAGAACAACTGGCAAGTTAAATATTATGAAAAAAGAAGATAGAATTGCTGGTATGAAAACATGCATGCCATTTTTAGACCCATTAGTTTCTGGATATCTTCTTTTGTCTTGGAGAAGCGTTGAAATATATGAAAATGAAAATAATGTAATAAAATTTAGATATGTGATAAAAAATGAAAATGGAGAATGGGTAGAAGATTATTCAGAAAATCCTTATACTTTAATAGAAGAAAGGCCAGCAGACTTAGGCTATACTATTCCAAGACCTCAAGGTTATTCTTTTAATCAAATGGTTTGGAATTCACCATGGGGCATAGGTTTGCCAAAAAAATGGAGTCTTTTAATAACTCATCCATTTAATCAATATCAATTGCCTTTTGTAACTAGCACTGGAATTGTAGAAAGCGATATTTTCCATGGCAATGGAAAATTGCCATTCTTTTTAAAAGAAGGTTGGACGGGTGTTATAGAAAAAGGAACCCCATTAGCACAATATCTTCCAATAAAAAGATCAACATGGATTGCAAGATACTTTAATTCTTTAGAAGCAAAAGATGTATGGATAAATCAAGAGTTAAGATCAGTGTCTTATGGATATTATAGATCTAAAATTTGGATTAAAAAGAAGTATTTAGGTTACTCGAAAAAGGATGAATAATTTTATAAAATGTCAAAATATATTAATGAAGAAAATAATTTTGTTCCAGAAAATACTATAGTTTTTTATGGAGACGATAAAAATTTAGAACAAAATAATAATTGGAAAATTTCTGACGTTGTTGAATCTTTAATTGGTAAAAGTCAAAGAGATCAATTTCGTGATCACGCATATCTTTGTTTACCACTAACAATAGCAAATCAATATGGATTTGTTATAAAATCAACAAAAGATTTTACATTGTTCTATCCAGGTGGCAATCAAAAAGTTTTGATAGATTTAAAAGGTGCACAAGAACATGATAGTAAAACTGATATACAAAATTTTTTTACAAATTTTGAATCGGGTATACTTTCAGTATCTAATCATTTTCATCTAAGAACACCACCAGGAGTAAATTTAATGACTATTCAACCACCAAATTATTTTATTCCTGGATTACATGTTATGACTGGTGTTGTAGAAACAGATAATTTAAGAAGAGGGTTTACTTTTAATTTACAAGTAACTACACCAGGGGTAAAAATAAAAATAAAAAAAGGTGATTGGTTGTCTGCTTTTATTCCTATTCCCAGATACTATGTTGATAATTTTAAATTAATTGAAGCTGAAAGTTTTTTTGATGATAATACAATGCAACTTGAAAGAGCTTCAATGATTAGGGCTGAATATGAAAGACAATCGGGGGATTTTAAAGAAAATCTTGAAAAAGGAATAAAAAACCCCCTTTTAGCTGGAACAGGAAGAAAATATTTTAAGGGCATTTTCCCTAATGGGAAAGAGTTTCCAGATCATCAAAAAAGAATAACTGGGCAATAACAGATATCTGATATAATAGTATAGGAGAAAATATATGAAAAAAATGATTGCTTTTTTTGGTACAAATTGTGAGCATTCTCAAGCAATGGCAGTTGATTTTTATGAATTTCTTGAGGATAATAAAGATGTTGTTGTAGAAACCCACGAAGCTGGGGTCAGTAGTGATTTGGCAAAAAGCTTAAAGGTTTTTATGGTTCCATCATTTATTATGATGGAAGACGGCAAAGAATACTGTAGGGCTATAGGAAAACAAAAGAAACAAGAGCTTTTTGATTTTTATCATCATGATTGTGTTAAGGAATAGTTAAATGACAGATAGACCAGCCAGACCTTGGGATCTTTTTAATAAAAATATTGGAAGAGTTCAAAATGAAATTGCAAAAGAAAGAATGGACATATGCAATTCTTGTCCAGAATTAATTAAATTAACTAAGCAATGTAAAAAATGTGGATGTTTTATGGAAGCAAAAACTAAGCTTCCAAATGCATCTTGCCCGTTAGGAAAATGGGGAGAAGTAATAGTTAGATTAGAGGAGAATTAATATGGAAAATATGGTTTCGTTAGCAGTAATAGTAGATGGAAAAGTTCAAGAAATTTTTAAATGTGATGAAAGGTTTGGAGCAATACTTTTAAGTTCTCCTATTATAGTTGATGTAACAGGAAAAGATGAGTTTATAAATCAAAGAGGATTGTATTATGATGAAAAAGCAAACTTGTTTTATAAAAAAATTGATTTAGCAAATCAATATCGAACAGGAATTAGGGTTTATCCTCATGAAGATGGTGAATATGATCATTCTGCTGCAGAAATTCTTTTTGATGATTATATAAGCAAAAGTAAAAGTATTGCTCATGGAGGAGAAGGAATTATTTTTGATTTAAATGAAGAATCTTCAAGCAATTAAATTATTTATTAAATTTTTTAGGTATAAAGTTTTTATTATTTGCACCAATATTTAAATCAACATCTGCATATTTTTCATATTTTTTTATTTTTAATTGATTTTCTTTGTTATTCATAAACGCTGACCATTTTTCTGCCATTTTTTTATATAATTCTTTTTCATCAATAATATCGGTAGCAAAAGATCTGATTCCAAATTTATCTTTTTTCATTTCATTTGAATAATAATGACACAAAGGTATTTTACCATTATAAAAACAAATTGAAAAACCATTATTTATTAAGTTAATAGATTGCAATATTTCTTCTTCCCAAAAAATGCTATTTGATTCCAAGCCAATATTGTAAGCAAAATTTTTTGCGCCAAACATAAAAGCAGCAGAAATTTTATGTAATGGATAAATATTGCTTAATCTTTTTTTAGTTTTTGATTCTTTTCTTAATTTATTAAAATTATTATCTATAAACTTAGGAATCATTTCTTTATACATTTTATTTTTAATTTTATAAAAATCTTTATTATTGCTTGAATTAATTAAATAATCATTATTTAAATATTGTGGATATTTACATTGTTTATGATGCCAAAAAGATTTTTCTGCTTGTTCATTAAAATATCCATAAGCAGGAGGTAAACCACTAAGAACAACCAATTTATTTTTTGTAACAATTTTTGCTCTACGGTGTATATTAATTAATTTTTTATCCCAATTTTTTAATAAAAAAGTATGTGAGTCTATTTGCAATAAATAATCCTCATTATTATACATTGAATAAGCAAGATGTCTACCTTTTCCAACACCTATATTATTTTCAAATTTAAAAAAACTTAATTTTACATTTGTATATTTATATTTAATTAATTGCTCTTTTATAAAAGACATAAAATCTTCGTTTCCAATTATAGCTATTCCTATAGTAATCTTATTTTTACCAGAACTATTATCATTAATGCATCTTATTGTTTTTATTAATTCTTGATCGTAATTTAAACACGGAATTGACACATAAATACTCATTTAAATACTTCTTTCCCTTAGCATGCATATATATTATACCATGTGATATAATATAATAACTAGAAAGGTTTTAATATGTCAATATACATATCTATCCCAACTTTAACAGATAATCAGTTAATTTATACCATACAAGATATTTTTAATAATGCATCAAATCCAAAAGATATACATGTTGGAATAGCGTTTATGACAGATGAATCATATTATCTAAATTTTTTAAAAAAAATAAAAAAATATAAAAATATAAAAACAAAACATTTTGACGTTAAAACTAATGTTGGGGTAGGCTTGGGCAGACATAACGCAGCCTCAATGTATGACAATCAAGATTATATATTGCAAATAGATTCACATACACATTTTACAAAAAACTGGGATAGTCTATTGTTAAAAATGTATGATCAAGCGTTAGAAGAAACTAAAAACAAAAAAACTATATTGACTGCATATCTCGCACCATTTCTTCATAGTTCAAACGGTGAAAGAATTTTAGTAAGAAAAAGTCCAGGGTATCCTGTGTTTCAAAAAGAATTTTGGGACAATACAACAAAAATACCTAGATGGACAGATTACATGATTTCTGATTTTCCAGACAGTCTTAAGACAAATAAAAAATTTATTCCTTGTGTAAAGTTTAATGCAAATTTTGCTTTCGGCAATAAACATTTCGCATTAGATAATCATTTGGATAAAAATGTTATTTTTATGGAAGAAGAAATAGTTCAGACTATAAACCTATTAGGTGATGGATTCTCTTTAGTTTTTCCAAATCAAACAATTCCATGTTATCATCTTTATGATAATATAAAAGAAAATATAAAAGAATCTTATAGAAATTCTATATATGATTTATATGATGAATCAAAATTTCCAATATCAATAAAAGAAAATTTTAATAATTTTATTAATAATCCAGATAATTTTAAAAAAATTAAAATTTTTGAAAAATATTCACAAGTTGATTTAAAAAATGGAGCAAGATATAGCTGGTATACACCAAAGGAATATAACTATGACTAAAAAATTTTTTATAAATACGCCACCAAGAACTGGCACACATATGCTTGCAAATTCTATTTCAAAATCTTTAAATATACCATTTTTAATAGTAAAAGATTTTCAAGAAGAATTTACTTTTGAAAAAATTAAAAAAGAATTTTTAAAATATCCAGAAAAAAATTTTATAGAAGATCATATTTTTGGCGGGCACGGCAAAAAGCAAGACTGGTCTGAAGCATTGGGTCAAGAATATAAAATTATAACAGCAGAAAGACACCCACTTGGGCAAGCAGTTTCTATTTTAAAATATATTAAAGTTAGATTTGATCAACTTCAAAAAGCATATGATGAAAATAGAATAGTTGGAAGTGAAAGTCAAGTTATGTCTTCAATAAAAGATTTTTTAAGATGGTGTCCAGAAATAGAAGGCGACGAAATGATTTTACGCAGCATTGATCCTAATTCTGAACTTTTTATATCTTATGTTTTATCCGAAAGATTTAATAATTTAAGATCAATAACAAATGATTGGTCTAATGGTCAAAATGTAATAAATTTTGACAAAATATTAGTAAAAGATAAAAATGAAATTAACAAATTAAATGATTTATGCGGAGCTAATATAGAAATAATTGATATTAAAAACGTTAAAAAACATTTTTCTCAGAGGCTTTATACTGGAAATGTTAATTATTGGAAAAGTGTAATTTCTCAAGAAACAGCAGATAAAATTGCTCCATTTTTTCCAGAATATGATTTTGAAACTTTTAAAAATACTTCTGAGATTGGCAATTTAATATTTAAAAATAGTTTTGATGATATTATTTCTAAAGGGTTTGATATATGATAGTGCAGATTATAGGATTGCCAGGAAGTGGTAAAACAACTCTTGCAACTGCCCTTGCAGATAGAATTAATGCAGTGCATTTAAATGCAGACTATGTAAGATCAACTATAAACTCAGATCTTGGTTTTACTATTGAAGATCGTATTGAACATTCCCGTCGCATGGGAGAGATAGCAAAAATGCTTTCTAAACAAGGACTTAATGTTGTTGTTGATTTTATTTGCCCAACACCAGAAACAAGAGAATCCTTTGGTAAGCCAGATATACTTGTTTGGATGAATACAATTGAAGAAGGTCGTTTTGAAGATACAAATAAAATGTTTGTAAAGCCAGATAATTTTGACACTATGTTTGATTCGCATGATATGGATGCATACCAAAAATCTATTTATATTATTAATAAATTTAATTTACACGATTGGTCAGCACCAACAACTTTGATGTTGGGTAGATATCAACCATGGCATGAAGGACATCATGCCTTATATGAAGAGGCGGAAAAAAGAACAGATCAAGTAATGCTTGGGGTTAGAAATACATATAACACAAGCCCTAAAGATCCATTGACATTTGATCAAGTTAAGGGTTATATTGCACAAGATTATTTTATGAAAGATGCAATGGTTGTAAAAATGCCTAATATTACTAACATTGTATATGGGCGAGATGTAGGATATAAGATTGAACAAGTATCGTTAGGAGCAGACATTGAAGCTATTTCAGCTACTGAAAAACGCAAGCAACTCGGTCTTTAAGTTTATATGGGCGGGAATGGAAGGCATAGGAGATGCAGAAGAAAGATTATGGGCAACACCAGTGGATAGGAAACCAATTATGTGGGTATCACATGCAAGATCATTTTTAAAAGCAGTAAGTTGGAGATTTTTTGGCAATCTAATCTCTTGGATAATTATTTATGAATTAACTCACAAAGCTAAATTGGCATTTATTGCCTCTGGTATAGAGTTAGTTGTTAAGATTATTCTTTATTATGCTCACGAACGTGTTTGGAATAAAGTTAAATGGGGCAGGGAATAGTTTAAAAAAATAGCAGTCAAATGTTCAAAAATTACGTTTTCAACTAAAAGAATGGTAGTATACCTATATGGGAAAGATGAAAATAACGCCTGTTGAGGAAGTTAATTGGGGATTATATTTATGGCAGATGCCAGATGAATCCTTGGTTATGGATGATGAGGGTGGCTATCTTTCAATCCCGTCCATTCGTGGGGATATTCGTCAGATTAAAAAGCTGAAGGATGCTGCAAAACATTACGGTTTAGATGAAGGAAAGCCTATTTTCTTTTCTGGCCATCGCCACGTTACAGACGAAGAGTTAGCAGAACAAAAAGCTCGTGGGGAAATGGGAATGATTCCAGACTCACAAGACCTTCCAGCAATGATGGAATATGTTAAAGAAGTAAGAGAAATGGGGCTTGCATAATGGATCACAGAGTCAGTATTTTAGATGATGAAGATGAGTCAAATGTAGTACAAGTTAAATCTAATACTGATTTTGGAATTGGTAATGGATCTTCAGAAGCATTTGATGACCCGTTCTCTAAGTCGTGGGATGAAATCAAAAAGTCGGAGGGACTTGGAGAGAACTTTAGACGCAAAGCATCTAGATTAGAAAAAGCATTTACAGGTATGGATGATGCAAAATCTAAGAAACTTGATCCACTTGATTTAACTGGTTATTCATTATTCCAAATTGTACAACCTCCATATAACATGCTTTATTTAGCACAGCTTTATGATATATCTCCATATCATCATTCAGCAGTTAATGCAAAGGTAGCCAACGTAGTTGGACTAGGATATAAATTTGAAGAAACATTTAAAGTTACACAAAAAGTTCAAGATGTAATTGATGATCCAAAAAAGCTTGATAAACTTCGTACAAAAATTGAAGCAGGTAAAGTAGAGTTAAGAGAATATCTTGAGTCAATGAACTCAGACGACTCTTTCTTAGAAAACATGAAGAAGGTTTATACAGACCTAGAAGCCACTGGTAATGCCTATCTAGAAGTCGGTAGAACGGCTACTGGAAAGATTGGATACTTAGGTCATATCCCAGTAACAACAATGCGTATACGCCGTCACAGAGACGGTTTTGTGCAAGTTGTATATAACCGTTACACATTCTTTAGAAACTTTGGAGATACAACAACTCCAGATCAAATTGGTACAGACCCACAACCAAATGAAGTAATTCATTTTAAAAAGTTTACTCCATCAAATACATACTATGGAATTCCAGATATTCTTTCTGCAAAGAATGCAGTTGCTGGTGATGAATTTGCACAGCGATTTAACTTAGATTATTTTGAGAATAAAGCAGTTCCACGTTATATCATTACAGTTAAGGGTGCTAAGTTAACTGCTGATTCAGAGCGTAAACTTCTTGAATTTTTCCAAACAGGACTTAAGGGCAGAAACCATAGAACTCTTTACATCCCGCTTCCTTCAGATGGAGATCAGGGTCGTGTTGAATTTAAGATGGATCCAGTTGAGGCGGGAATTCAAGATTCTTCATTCAATCAATACGCAGTAGAAAACAGAGATCGTATTCTTATTGCCCATAGAGTCCCAATTTCTAAAATTGGTATGCCTGCAGGTGTTTCATTGGCTAATGCAAAAGATGCAGATAAGACATTTAAAGAGCAAGTTTGTCGTCCTATGCAGGAAGAATTAGAGCATAAATTAAATCTAATTATTAAAGAATTTACAGACGCTTTTGTGCTTAGATTCAATGAATTGGCACTTACAGATGAGGAAACTCAATCAAGAATTGACAGTGCATATTTGGTTGATAAGGTTATCCTTCCAAATGAAGTTCGTCAGAGAATGGGTCTTGCCCCAATTGCTGGTGGAGATGAGCCTCTTGACCTTAATGCAAAAGACGGGGCTGAAATGAAGATGCAAGAAAAAGGCACTAGAGCTAGGGATCAAGAAAGAAAAGTAAATGCTACTGATAAAACAAATAGTGCCAGAAATGCTCAAGGAGAAGGTAGAAAACAGGATTAGTATTAACTGATAATTATGAGTTCATTATAATTAGTGATACTATTTATTTACATATGGATATTCAAAAGACTTATTGGCAAAACAGCGAATCATCAATGGCCTTGTCCTTTCCAATTGCAAAGGTAAACAAGGAGAAGAGAACTGTCTCGGGATTTGCGTCATTAGACAACGTTGATCGTCACGGAGACATTGTAACATCTGAAGCAAGCAAGAAAGCCTTTGAAAATTTCAGAGGTAATATTCGTGAAATGCACGGACCATCTGCTGTTGGTAAGATGATTGATTTTAAGGAAGACTCTTTCTTTGATAAGAGTACTGGAAAGAAATATAATGGTGTTTATGTAACTGCCTACATCTCAAAGGGTGCACAGGATGCATGGGAAAAAGTTCTTGATGGAACATACTCGGGCTTCTCAATTGGCGGGAATATCGTAGATGCAAAGATGGAAAAAGCAGACGACGGATCAGAAGAAAGAAGAGTAATTCATAACTATGATTTACATGAACTTTCATTAGTAGATTCTCCTGCAAATCCACTTGCTAATTTTTTCTCTATTCAAAAGATGGCAGCAAATGTAGTAACAGAGAATGTGTTCTGGTGTAAGCAAGATGAAGTAGCATCAACAACAACATCTGTTTCAAAAGATTGTGTTGTATGCGGAACATCAATGACTAACATTGGATGGGTAGAACAATCAGATGTAGAAAAGTTTGAAGCAATTGAAAAAGTAATTGATTCATATTTTAAGAAGGACGATGCTCCAGGTCCAGATCACGGTGCTTTAGAAACAGCAGCACCAGGAAATGTAATTGATAGTTCTTCAGCTATTAATCTTTATCCAGATCAAAATAAAGCAAAAAAGGTTTCGCCTATAGATGTAACTAGTGCGATTAAGAAAAATGAAGGAGGTAATGAAATGACAGAAGAAACAAATACAGAAGTAACAACAGAAGTTACCGAAGTTGAAGCTCCAGCTGCAGATGCAGTTGTTGCTGTTGATGAAACAGCAGTTGATGCAGGAGAGGCAATTGAAAAAGCTGTTGCTATTTCAGAGGTTGAGGACACACTTGATTTCACAAAAATGGTAACTGATCTTAAGAGCCTCCTGACTGATTCACTAGAAAAGAATTATGCAACTCAGGCTGCTACTGTTCAAGACGTATACCGTATGGTAGAGGAAACCAGAGCGGAAATGTCAAAGGCTATTGATGATGTCAAGGCTAAGATGGCAGAAAAGGACGAAGAAATGAAGAAGACGATTGCAGATATGTACGGAAAGATAGAGTACGTTGACCATGCCCTTAAGGGTTTTGAGTCTGCAACCGCAGTTAAGAAGTCCAGTGATCTTAACGGGTCAATGGAGGAAACAAAAATACAAAAAAGTATATGGCAAGGACACTTCCTCGGTGTTAATAGCTTAACTAAATAATCTAGAAAAAATAAGGTGGTGAAATAAATAAATGAGTAATGAACTTCTACAAAAAGTAATAGATACAACAAATCTCGGAACATCAGGTTCTGATCTTTCAGGTGACGGACGTACCCTCTCAGGTACTGGTTTACTATATCCAGATCAGGCTAATCGTTTCCTTGATTACATGTGGGATGCAACGATTCTTGCTAAGGCAGCTCGTACAATTCGCATGCGTTCAAACACAACAGAGATTGATCGTGTTGCAGTAGGACAAAGAATTATGACAGTTGCACAGGAAGATAATCCTCGTGATTATGTTAATGCTGACAATTCACAGTTCACAAATGCAGCAGCAACTTTCGCTAAGATCTCACTAACAACCCGCAAGCTTCGTCTTGATTGGGAGCTTTCATCTGAGTCTCTTGAGGATAACCTTGAGGGTCCAGATTTGGAAGATCACATTGCACGTTTGATGGCTACCCAAGCTGGTAACGACATTGAGGATGTTTTGATCAATGGTACAGGCACTGGTTCAGGTTTGCTTTCTGCGTTCAAGGGTTTCCGTAAACTCGCAACAGACAACGCTCACGTTGTTGACGCACAGGGCGTAGGACTTGACAAGCAAGTATTCAACCTTGCAATTAAGACCCTCCCACGTAAGTACAAGCAACGTCGTAATCAACTTCGCTTCTTCACAGGATCGAACTTGGTACAAGATTACCTATACAACCTCACAACTTCAACAGTAGTATCTCCATTCGATATCGCTTCTGGCGTTATCCGTGGTGATGTTGCTGCTAACGATGGTGGTCCAGGTACTACGACTCCTTTTGCTTTCGGTATTCCCGTTATCAACGTTCCTTTGATGGATGAGACACTTGCTGGAGATTATAATACTCCTTCAGGTCTTCATGGAGATGTCCACTTGACATTCCCACAGAACTTTATCATCGGTATCAAGCGTGATGTAACTGTCTATCGTCTATTCCAACCAAAGAAGGATACAATTGAGTATACCCTCTTCATTCGTGTTGGTGCAGCAATGGAAAACTACGATGCACACGTCATCGTTAAGAACGTCAAGGTATCAGGCTCAGTAGCTTCAGGCGACTTTGGTTCCGTAACACATGGTGCTAACGTCAAGGGTGGTAACGGAGCATATACATTCTAATTTTAAATTAGATGCAAACGTGGGGGAGATAGAGATATCTCCCTTACGTATTTTCTGCTATAATTAACAATGACGAGAGGAAAATAAATGTCATTTACAGATTTAAAAATTTCAGATTTAAGAAAAGTTGCAGACTCTTTTGGAGTTGATGTAAAAGAAGCTAAAACAAAGCAAGAGATTGTTGCCCTTTTTGAAGAAGAGGGTGTTACATATCAGATGTATAATCAATTAAGTTCTAATGAAAAAGTAGAAATAGAAACACCCAAGAAGAAAGAAAACAAAATTATGAAGACACAAAACGCAGTTTTAGTAAAGATGGAAAGAAGTAATCACTCATATCAAGCTATGGGTTATACTTTTACAGATACACACCCATTTGTGGCTATGTCAGAGTCAGATGCACAACGCATATTTGACACCCAAGAGGGATTCCGCTTAGCAACTCCAAGAGAAGCTCAGGAGTTCTACGCATAATAGGAGGCAATTCAATTGCAAGATATAACCAGAGGTACGCAGGAAAAAATACACCTAAATGTATTTAATGATAATGTTTTAGTGCAGGCAGATAATCCGCCACTAGTAACTATTTATGATGCAGATGATGATACATCGCCAATTCCTGGCTTTACTGGTGTTGCAACTGATGAGGAGCCAGAAGGCATATATTCATATATGCTTACCCCTTCTTTAACAAATGTAACAAGAGTCTTAAAAGTTGTATGGACATATACCATAAGCTCTGTAGCATTTACTCAATATGATTACTATAGAGTAAGTCAGGTATATGCTACTGTAAGCGATATTATAGATTTTATGGGATTTGGTTCTACTCCATATGAGTTAAATTATCAAAGTCCTGAAAAAATTACTGCAGCAGAAAAGCTTGCAAGAACCATTATTGATGGTTATACTGGTCAATCATTTTCTACATATTATGGTTCACAAGAAGTATTTGGCACAGGTTCTGATGCTGCAGAGTTAACAGAAAAAGCTTTAACTCTTGATAAAGTTTGGGAAAACGACATACTTGTAATTGATAATACTGTAGATCCATATCTTAATACATTTGGTTTTACACTTGAGATAAGCCCAACAGGTAGAGCAATTAGAATTGTAAATCAAGGCTGGGATGTAAGATATGATAATCAAGTAGACCCATTGGTTCTATACTATGGAAGATTTAGAGCTGGCAGCAGATATAAATTCCAAGGCCAAATTGGTTATAAATATGTACCAGAAGATATTAAAATTGCAGCAATGCTGTTAGTTGGAGATATTCTTGCAAATGACTTTAATTGGAGAAATAAGTATTTAAGTAAAGTTAATCTTTCAGAAATTTCATTTGAAATGGCAGGGGGAGCATTTAATGGTACTGGTAATGTAACCGTAGATAACATCTTGGATCAATACCGTAACGTTAATATCATAATCATATAATGTTAAATTCAATGATAAGTTCTATAATGAATATGACTGCAGAAGTCTATATTCAACAAAATGCACAAGATTCAAACTCTGGAGCAATTACAAGAGAGTGGGTTTATGAAAGAACAATTCCTTGCAAAATTGAACCATTTAAAGCAAGAGGAACAAGTTCAAAGGGAGACGGCAAAAGTTTTTCTGCAGGCAATAATGCTCAAGCAGAATATAACGAAGGTCTTTTGCTTAAGATGAAGTGCTTAGAGCTTCTAAGTAAGCGTTGGAGAATAAACTTTATCAAGTCAAGCGATGGACAACAAGTGTTTGTTGAAATAGATAGATATGGAAATCCAGATTCTGTTTTTGAAGTTATAGCATCGCATGCAGTTCTTGATCCGTTTGGAAAAGTTTCATATTATGAAGCAACGCTTAGGAGAGTACCAATCCAAACAAATGATAAAACTATCAATTGATCAAATAAGTTTAAATAATTTAAATAATGAAATTTCAATGAAGGTTGAAGCAATAAATCAACTTACAGAAAGTTCAGTTTTAGAGGATATTGCACGTGCTGCTTTTGTAATTTTATCTGAAAGATTTATGAAGGCAACGGATTCTTACTCTTCTGCTTTTCCAAAAAAAATGCATCACGTTTATGAATGGAAGCAAGTTGGAAATCCAAAAGCAAGATTATTTGTTCTTGAAAGACTTGCAATATTAAATGGAAACTTAACTATATCTTCAAAGTTTTTATTATCAAAAACTCCAGTACCAGTTCCTGCAGAATTAACTATGCCAGGAAAAAGAGGTAAATATGTAAGCACAAGAAGTATTTTTGCTCAAAAAGCAGAAGTTATGGAATCGGGCGTAGCAATATCTTTTGAGGCAAAAAGAACTTTAGCTTTTCTGGGGACACAAGGAATTCAGTTTATAAGAGCGGGTAGGATTGTTAACATAGCAAATCCTGGAGGCGCACCAGTTAAAAATGCATTTACCTCATATATGAATGATTGGTTTATTAAAAATTCACAATCAATTATGGATTCTTCGGGGTTATATGAGAAAATAGTTCAAGAAACATCTTCGGTTCTTACCAAAAATGAAACGGGAATAAAAGATGTCGAATATGCGGTAAAACAAATAGTTGACTCTATAGGCGCAAATATGATGGAGATTAAATAATGGCTGATTATACAAAAATAGCATTCTATGACATTAGAAATGTTTTATGGCAAGAACTTCAAAATGCTGGGTTGCTTGACTATAATGATTATTATGCTGATGGATTTGATGAAGGCATGATTCCTATCATCCCTGCTCAAGAAGTCCCAGAATTTAACAATTTATTGCCAGGAAAAACATACTTAATTTATGATATAGTAAAAAAAAGCTTGGGGGTAAATTGGTGGATGGACGAAGAAACAGTAACACTCAGCATAGTTTCAAGAAGTCAAAATCAGATTCAAACCATCATTAACTTTTTAGTAGACGTTTTTAGAAGATATGATAAGTCAGCAAAAGAAGTTCAACTAGAAATGTCAGAATCCAGTCCATTTAAGTTTCATTATTTTAAGTTAGATTCAGCAGATCCAGTCCAAGCTTTTCATGATGAGGGCGGATTTATGCTGGGCAGTATCTCAATATCATACTCATATTCTAGAGATTTAGACCCAGTTACTGGCAGATATCTTTAAAATTTGTCTTATACCACTTTAATGCTATGATTTCCTATGAGGAAGTAAATTGTTATCTTTTTTTATTCTAAATAAAATAAGGTGGTGAAAATAAAAAAATGGCTACAAATACAAAAAATGTTATTGTTGGTGCAGCAGATATATTCTTAAGCACAGTTACAGGCGATTCTCGTGTTAACACAGAAGCATCAGACCTAGCAACACTTTTGCCAAGCGGACAGTCAGCTCGTACTGGTCTTATTGCTTCAGCAGATTACAGAGAAGTTGGATTTACATCAACAGGACTTGAGATTTCATACGAACCAGTATATGGTGAGGTAATGGTAGATCAACTTCTTGATGCTGCTCGTTTATTCAAGCAGACTCTTAAGGTTATGATGAAGACAGAACTCGTTGAAGCAACTCTTGAGAACCTTCAGGTTTCATGGGGTCAGATGGATACTTACTATGTAAATAAGACAGGAAGTGCAATTACTGCATCTCCAGCTCTTGACTCTACAAAGGTACAAGCAGGAGATTCTCTTGAGAATACTCTCGCTCTTGCAGCAGGTGCACTTGGAGACGCTCCAGTAGAGCGTGTTCTCATTGCAGTTGGTAATGCTCCAGGAACAATCAATGGAGATGCAAGCAAGTCTTCAAAGCGCAACAAAGAGCGTGTCTATGTCGCACGTCGTGTTGTTTCAATTGATACAACAGCTCATGGCTTAAAGCGTGATGCAGCAACTGTATTCCCAGTGAATTTCCGTTGCTTGCCAGATGATCGCAAGGAAAGCTATGCAGGTTCTGAGTACGGTGTCGTAATTGACCGTGTATGGGGAACACTCTAATTTAATTATTAGATAAAACTTAATATACAACTTAATATTGAATTCAAGCCCCGTCAGAAATGGCGGGGTCTTGAGTTTGTTTATACGCATAATATTGGTATAATTTAACTAACTAACAAAGGAGCTATAACTTGGCAACAACAGTATATGATGTTTTAGAAATTGAATTAAGCGACGGGAGTTCCCTAGAGCTTAGACCATTGCCTATTAAGCAATTAAGAAAATTTATGGAGATTATTAACTCCATGCAAGAACAGGAAAATGAAAGCCCAGATGCAGCTATGAATGTATTTGTAAAAGCTGCAATGGTATGCTTAGAATCAATTAAGCCAGAGTTATCAAAAGATCAAGATAAGTTTGAAGAATTAATTGAAGTACCAACAATGATGAAGATCCTTGAAGTTGTTGGCGGATTGAAACTTACAGACCCAAACCTTCTGGGAGCAGCTCTAGTTGGGACGAACTAGACTTACGCTCCTTAGAGTCCGAAGTATTCTTGCTAGGTCATTGGAAAAACTTTGACGAGTTGGAATCTAATCTTTCTCTTGAAGAACTGATGGCTTTGCTTGATGTTTCAAGGAAAAAAGATTATGAAGATAAAAAGTTTATTGCAGCAATAAACGGTGTGGATTTGGAAGAGCAATCTCCAGCCAACGAAGATATTGTTGACCTTAAAGGTTTTGCAGCAAACCAAGACGGCTTTGGCGTAGATCAGGGCATTGGAGTAATGCGAATGGGGGAGGATGAGTAATGGCAAAAGTTGAATTAAATATAGTTGCCCTTGGTGACTTCTCCTCCGTTAATGCACAAATAAAATCTTTACAAGAACAAGTTGTTTTACTTCAAAAAAATATGGCGGGAGTTGGGGTAAGCTCTAACTTTGCTAAAGAACTATCTAATATAAATGCATCGTTTAAACAAACAATGCTATCTACAGGTCAATTTACTGAATCTACAGTAATGATGACATCAGAAACAGATAAGTTTGGTCAGGCTTTAGTAACTGGTAAATTAAAACTTACTGAATATTACAATATAATCAAACAAAAGAATTCTGAAGCAGTAACACAAATGAAGGCTCTTGCAGTTGAGCAAACAAAACTTCAAAATTCCGTAGTAATGAATGATCCTTCTAAACAAGGAATTCTTTCTGTATATACCCCAACTCAAATTGATAAGGTTGCTAATGCTACAAAGATTGCAGCAAATGAAGCAAACCTTTACGCATTAGCTGTTAAAAAAGGATCTCAAGAATTAATTAACTGGGGTAAGAATACTCAGTGGGCAGGTCGTCAGTTAACAGTTGGTATGTCTGTACCACTTATGATATTTGGTCAAGAAGCTGTTAAATCATTTAAAGATGTAAATACAGAATTAACAAGACTACAAAGACTTTATGGTGAAGGTCTGACTCCACCATCACAAACAGAATTAAATCAAATTTCCAGCCAAGTTTTAAATCTTGGAAAACAAATTGCTGGGACAATGGGTATTGCTCAAACAGAAACTGTTAAAGCAGCAGCAAACTTTGCAGCTATGGGCCGTCAAGGACAAGATCTTTTAACAACAACTGCAGAAACAATGCGTCTTTCAAAGCTAGGTGCTGTAAGCACAGCAGATGCAACTAATACTGTTGTTGCGCTTCAAAATGTTTACAAGGTAAGCACATACAATTTAGCGGATGCAGTTAACTTCTTGTCAGATATTCAAAAGCAAACAACAATGACACTTGGTGATATGACCCAAGCAATTCCTCGTGTTGGTCCAATTATGCAGCAACTTGGTGGTACTTATAAAGATACTGCTGTTATGCTTGTTGCAATGCGTGAAGCTGGTATTCCAGCAGCACAAGCTGCTAACGCAGTTAAGTCTGCAGTTGCATCTATGATTGCACCTACTTCTGCAGCATCAAAAGAGTTTATGCAATATGGGATTAATTTAACTGCAATTAAAGATAGTACTCAAGGTAATCCTGTTAAAATGATCGAAGCTTTGCAGGCGGGAATGGCAAAGTTATCGCCACTAGTAAAAGAACAATTAATTGAAAAACTATTTGGTAAATTTCAATTTGCTCGTGTATCTGCACTCCTTGATAATTTTGGAAAAATTGGATCACAAACACAAAATGCTCTTAAAATTGCAGGAGCTACTTCTGGAGAATTAGCAACACTTGCAAATCAAGAAATGAAACAAGCAACAGAATCTCCAACTGCTAGATATCAGAGAGCATTAGAATCATTTAAAGCAACATTATATCCAGTAGGTCAAGAACTTATTAAGATAGCCACAAAACTTATGGATTTTGGAAATGCAATAGGTAAAGTATTTAGTGGATTACCAGGTCCATTAAAATCTGTTATGGGCGCAATTGCAATTGGTATTGCACTATCTGGCCCAATTATCATGTTAACTGGTTTATTTGCTAACTTTGCTGGGTATGTATTAAAGGGATTCTTTAATTTAAAGCAATTAGCAACAGGTGGAAAAACATTAGGTCAACTTTTAACTCCAGAATTAATTGCTGCACAAAATGCAAATCAATTGTTTGCAACAGGAATTGCAGGAGATGTTGATGCAGTAAATCTTCTTTCAAAAGCTATTCAAGATTTAACATTAAATATACAAACAATGGTTGATACTTTAAGTAAAGGTACAGGATTTGGTGCTGTATTAACTGATGTAGCAAATAGTGCAAGAGTTTATGAACAGATGAAATTGCCAGGATTTGCAACTGGAGGAATTGTTCCAGGATCTGGTAGTGGAAAAGTTGATACATATCCCGCTATGCTTGCTCCTGGAGAACTTGTAGTAGATGCAGATACAACTAAAAAATATTGGCCATTATTTAATGCAGCAATAAATGGAAAGATTCCAAAATATGCTGAAGGTAATGTAGATCAATTTAAATATGTTTATTATAGTCCTACTACAGGTGACAAACAATATTCAGCACCTAAAGCAATACAAGGTGGAGCATCTGCATTAATTGGTGAAGATTTTCCAAAAATTGTTAGAATTACTCAAAATGTAATTGAAGAATTTGGTTTATTAGATTCAGCATTAATTAAAAACAAAAATGCACAACAGGTTTATAATCAGTACACTCAGATGGATTTGGGTCACTTATCACATCCAGAAAAACTTCCAGGTCAAGGAAAACCTTGGATGCCATCAGAGTTAGCAGGAGTAACACACCCAGAAAACCAGACACTAGAACAAATTGCTGGACCAGCATTAAAGCCTTATGTAGACAAAACAGTTTCTGATTTACTTAATGGAACAATAAAAACGGGGTTGAGTAAAGAAAAAATTGAAGAAGCTGCAAGATCTATACGATTAGGTGAACAACCTATAGATGATGCTGCATTAGAAGTTTATACAAGAATTTTGCAAGCAATTCGTACAGATGTAAAATCTGGAAAAGTTAAAATAGGTACTTCTCCAGGAACTATCTCAAATGCACTTGTTGCAGAAGCAACAATGACCGCCAGAGTATTTCCTGAAGAAACAGCAGCAAGAGGTTATGAAACTATAGCCAAGCCTAAACTATTGTCTTCAATTACTCCAAAATTCTTAAGTGATTTTAGAAAACAAAAGAAAGCTTATCTTGATGAATTAAAACAGGCAGCAGCAGAAGCTAGAGTTGAAGGCGAAAATCTTGCTACTGGTTATTTTGCAGGTATAGAAAGCAGAATGACAGAAGCACAAGCAGTAGCAAGCGGATTTACAAATGCTACTATTAATGCTGTTAAAAGAACTCAAAAGAGTGCATCTCCTTCTAAGGTAGCAGAACAATTAGGTTTAGATTTTGGTGAAGGTTATGCTCAAGGAGTTAAGCAAGCAGATGTTTTGGCATCTGAAGCTGGTGGACAGCTTGTTAATTCTGCAACTTTAGGAGTAGAAGAACAAAACTTGTCTTCTGGTAATTTGTTGTCAAAAATTACAAGCAAAATTCCATTTATGGGTGGGTCTTCTGGCTCTATGAGTTCTTTGGCAAAATTTGGATTGTCTAGTGGAATTATGATGGGTGGACAGATGCTATCTAGCATGTTGCCTAAAGGTGGGGTAGCTGCAGATCTTGCTTCTGGTGCTTCATCTGGAGCAAGCCTAGGAATGTTTATGGGCCCAGAAGGTGCAGCAATAGGTGCTGCAGTAGGAGCAGCAATATCTGGAATTAAAGAATTAATGAAGGCTGAATCGGATCATGCAAAACAAGCTGCAGCAACATTTCAGTCAAGTGCTGATGCTGCTCAGTTATTTGGCGGGACGGTATCAAGTCAAGCAAAACCATTAGTAATATTAGGTTCAACAGCTAATTCAATAAATCCACCTTTAAGTCAATTAACTACTAATATGAACAATATTAAAGATGCAATTAAAAATCTTCCAAAAGATAATGCATTAGTATTAGTTGTAAATGCAATGACTGCTGCAAATGCCACAAATGCTGCATCAATCGCTAAATCTTTTGTTACTACTCAAATGGCAATAAATGGTATAGATCCAGAAAAAGCAAAACAACTATATGATGCTTTAAATGGAGTGGCTGGAAAACCACAAGCAATTGGAGCAAAATCTGGATTACCTACATCAACTGAAAGTGCAGTTGTGGCATACATGCCAACAGAGGCACGTGCTGGAAATGCTGGAACTAATGCATTTGCAAATGATTTAGGATACGCAGCAGCATATGGAAAAACTAATGCAGCTTGGCAACAAGCAACAACTCAAGTAAAAACTTTATTTGAAACCATCATGACATTAGACACACATTCAAAGCAATATGCTGATACAATTAAAGGCTTAAATGATAAAAGCATAAATAACCAAAGCGCACTTAGTATTTTATCTGATGCATATTCTACTTCAGATAAAGCGTTATCTGATCAGATAACTAAACTAGCAATGCATGGAGCAACATTTGCTCAAGTTGCACAATTATTTAAAGATGCAGGTCAACAAGGTTCGAAGATACCAACTCAAATTATTGATGAAATGAAAAAAAGTGCTGCAAATATACCAGCCTCAGATTGGGCTGCTTTAGTTAAAGAAATAGCAAGTTATGTTGCACCAAGTACTAGCGGAGGTACCCCACCAGCATCAGGATCAAATTTAGACACAGGAAGCAGTACAGTATTTAGTGGAACAACACAACAAAAACAATACAAAAAGCTTCTTGAAGCAAGAGTTAAAGATGAAAATGTTATTACTAAAGGATTAAATGATCAGCTTAAGGCATATAAACTTCAAGTTGAAGAAGCAAAAAGATTAAGAGATTATGATCTTCAAAGAGCAGATATATTATCTCAAAGACAAGATGCTTTAATTACTGGTAATTTTATGCAAGCAGCAATATTGGGTCAACAATCTGCTGGATTAGCTATAGATTTTAATGCAACATCTAAAGAAAATTTATTGCAGGGAACTATTGATAGTATTCAAACAAGAGCAGATCAATTTTCTACTGCTCTTGCAGACTTAAATGATGTTATTGCAAATGGTTCATCTAAAATTGATGATACAATTAAAAAAGTGGCAGGACTTAGTAGGGTTGCTGCAAACTCAGAAGGAACTGGTACAATTACTGTACAAAATAATATTACAATAAGTAGTCTTGAAAGTCCACAACAAATTGCTTCAGCAGTTGCTAAACAAGCACAAGCAGGAACTTTGGCGGGAGTTGCAGCAGCTAAAGCAAAAAAGACTAATCAAGTTATAGTAGGAGGAAAGTAATGTCATATCCAATTCAGCAGGGTATACAAGTATCAATAGACTATGATCCAATTCACGGAACTGGTACTTGGTACAAACTTTCTGATCATAACCGCCAACCTATTGGAATTACATATAATCTTATTGAATCTACAGATAGAATGGCTGATGGTACATTACGTAAATATATAGTTGCACGTAAATTTGTTATAACTGCAGACTGGAAAGATTTTCCTACCCTAGACGCTGAAGTTGTAGATGCTAATTCAAACGGAAAAGCAGCAGCATGGATTAAAGCTTTTTATGAAGGAAATGCTTTTCAGCCAGTTTATGTAAAGATAATTTCTGCACAAGAAGGTGCAGTTAAAAATGGTTTACCAGACAATTCTTATTTAGATTCTAGAAGTAGTACTGGTCAAATATATAATGCTTATATGACTACTTTTACATATGATATTACAAAGAGAATGAGACCTTCTGCAAGAAATCAGGGATTTGATTATGTAGATCTAAAAATAGAATTTACGGAGATCTAATGCTAAACGTAGGCACATTAACTCAAGATCAAAGTAATGCTATTTTTCTTAACTCAAATGCTGTTGAATTACAACCTGTTGTTTCCGCCGAATGGAATCAAAATTTATTTAATCAGCCATATTTGACCACATCTGGGATAGGAATAAAAGAAACTATATCTTTATCAGATGGAACCGTAACCCAAGCCACAGGCGCATTAGCCAGAGATAACTTTACAACCAATGTATTTTCATTATCAAACGGTAGTGGAAGCATATCTTATTCTTGTGAAACAGAAAACCATAACCCAGCATATAAGATAGTAACTTATGTAAAGACAGATAGCATAATACCAGTTATCATTAATTCTTATGCAAAGGGTGCTGGAACATTAAATAATAATATATCTGGATCTTCATCATTTGAGGCAAATTCTTTTGACTGGGTAAAAGTAACAACATATGTTGGATCTTCTGCTGTATCTAATGGTATTACTGATTTAACGTATACACTTTCAATTAATGCAAATAGTTCTGATCCCCGTGCCACCGATCCAGATAATCAAATTCAAGTATATTATACTGTTCCAGAAATATACGAAACAACCTATTTTGACTATCAATATAATTCATTATGGCCTACAGAATCGCCATTTACTTATTTTAGACCAGGCGAATCTTATGTGCCTTCTGGAAATATAAAATATGTGTACCCTGATAATTATAGAAAAGTTAATTCTGTAATTGTAAATGGTCAATCAGATAATACTTTTGCTCCAATTACACCAGTTATACAAAATCCAAGTTTTTCTTTAATATCAGTTCCAGAGCCATTTTTTAAAAATGTATTGCCAACTGATATATCTCCATATAAGTATTTTGTTTCAGATATAGGTTCTGGGTATATTTCAAATATAACTGCATTGTATGAGCAAAATATAAGTTCAAATAAAATTGTAATTAAGTTTAACACTATAATGGCTGTACCAACAATTAATTTATTTATTGATGGTTCTGAAATTACTGTAGATGGAAGTAACAATATAATTCCAGATTCTAAAGGTCTTATAGTCCTGTATTGGAACGGCTCTGCTTGGACAAAAACAAAATGGACAAATGCTCCAAAATTTGACAATGATGGAACCTTATCTATTTATACAAGTTTTAAAAAGATCACTGTAAGACAAATAGATACTACTATTAATTCTTCGTATTCTGATCTGCCAGGAAGATCCTCAGACGTTGCGGGTGGCATAACAAGAATGCAGGTAGTTGAAATTTCACCAAGACTTGAAGTTGATTTAACAAATTTTGTTAAAGAAATTCAAATAAATAAATCACTTGATAGCAAAAATAACTTTGTCCCAATATCTTCTATTAATACTGATGATGCTGCTATAACTTTGTCTGCAATACCAGTCATTAAAAACAATACCCTGCTACCCTTGTTCTCTAGCCAAAGTAATAAATCTTCAAATGTTTTAACAAACATGTTAAGAAAAAACATCAAGTTTTATTTAAGTTTTTGGATAAAGTCTAATTATACAAATGGATCATACACAACTGTAGACAAGTATGTTCCAGGGGGTGTTTTCTATTCAGATACCTGGGACGAAACAGATATTAAAGATGTAAAAATTCAATGCTACGACATCACTAGATACTTACAGACTACTCCCGTTCCAGACTACGTTGCTAATTTAAAACCAGTATTTGATGTAGTAACAAATATATTAGATTTGGCGGGATTCACAGACTATGACTATGATAGCTTATATAGAATATGTAATTCAGCTACCATGCCATTAGATTTAGCATATTACTATTGCAATTCTAAAGATACAACAATCATGGATGCACTAGCACAAATATTTTTGGCATATCAAATTGGTGCGTATATTGATGAATATGGAGTTATGAAGTTCCTTAGTTTAGAAGACATTTTAGCCAATAAGATTCCAAAAATTACATTTACAGATAGTCAAGTAATTGAAGGTGGATATGCAATATCTAATAAAGCTAAGCCAGGAAAAATTTCATTAAGATATGAATCTCCAAAAATTAAACAAGGAAAAGCTGTACAAAATATTTCAGATCCACTTATAGCTAAATCACCATCTTTTGTTTACACCACCGCAAACGATCCTGTTTGGATACAAACAAATATGGACGGAGTTGGTTTTAATTATCTATCAAAAACAGATTATGCTGGTAATACATTTACCATGGGTGAAAAAGATTCTAAGTTTTTATTAAACAGAAGTGATTTGTTAGATGTATTTCATACGTTTAATTTAAATAACAACGGATATGCTTTTATAGAAGATGAAATTGTATCTTTTGTTTACAAAGAATATAAGATTTCAAATCTTTCTGGAACAAGTTCAACTGTTGTGTCTGTAAAAAATGACATAGAACTTGGAGCTGAGATAAATAGATTTATTAAAAAATATGCAGTAGGACTAGTTACTACAGATGGTGAATCAAAGGGCGACTTTGATGTAAAGGTAGAATTGACGGGATATATAACAAATGTTCAAAGAGGATTATTTGGCACTATAGCAAAGCCACACACCATAATAAGTAGTTTATCTGATAAAGGCTTAGTAGAAAAAATTTGCAATACCTCATATCAAATATCAGATCCAATAACATCAGATACTTCTATATATAACACTAGTTCAGATTTTCCAAATCTTCCAAGTGTAACTAAAATACAAGTTGGAATACCAGCTAATGAAAAAGTTTTAATATATAACCCAAGTCAAGGTGACATTGGATATGGAACATACTCTGTTAAATTTGATTTAAGCGATGCATCAACATCATCTTCAGGGTTATTTTTTAATCTTAATAGTTCTGCAAATGCTAATGGTGCATATTTTCTTGAACTTGTAAAATTTGATAATTCTAAAACGTCAACCCCTTCTTATAAATACTTAATTGTTTTATATCAGGTAAATTCCTCTGGACAAGAAGTAATCCTTGGATGGTCTGAAGTAACTGGACTTATTAATAGCATAGCAACTAATTTTCAAAAAGTACTAGTAAATATAAGTGGTACAAAAAAATATACAACTGCTTCTGATCAAGCATTTAATCTTAAATTAGTTCATTATCCAAATCCAAATCCATTGTACCCAGATGATGTAACGGGAGAAGATACTGGGGAACTTGTTTCTATATTTTTAAACAATGTAGAAATAACTAATTGGAATGTAACAACAGATGCTGAACCTACACAAAATTCAAGTGGTTGGATTGCAAAAGAACTTAATCAAATAACTAAAAAAAGAAAGAAGCTGGTTTTACCAACAACAGTAACACAAGATTCTGTTTTTGGACATTTTACTTCAACAAAACCAATAAAAATAAAACAATCTGTTTCAGAATACAATGGTTCTTCTTTACAGACAACATATGTTGATAAGTATTCGTATAAAACAGTATCCTCTCCAAGTATTGGTGGCAGCTTAAGAGAAATATATGCTACTCAAAAACCTTTAATAGAAAAAAGTACAAGTTATTGGTTTCAAGATAGAGAATTTTTAAATTCAATTGTGCAAAATCAAAATATATTTAATAATTCATTAAGTTATATTATGCAAACAACTCCAGAAGTGTATGGAATAAATGTATATGACGTTCAATATACTGGTTCAGCAGCGACAGTAGTTGATCATTACTGGCAAGGATACTTGATGTATTATTTCCCAAATGATCAAGTTTCTGATCAACAGTTCTATCAAAAACAAATTGTAAGAAATGATGCACTTTCATTTTCTACGCCATTGAACACTGGTTTTAGAGCAAAAATGGCAATTACAAATAATGCTAATCAAATGGTTTTCTTAATGAAAACTGCTGACTCACAAACTCAAGTAACATCTATATTTGATTTAATAACTCATGAAGCAATTGTTCCTTCAGATCCAGAAATTATTGAAAAAATTACAGATCCAGCAAACATATCTGAAGTAGCCCAACTAGATTCACCATGGATTCAATCTAAAGAAGCTGCTAATAAGATGTTAAATGTAATGACACAAGGTTTTGAAGGTTTTTCAAAAGACATTACTTTAACTATCTTCGGTAATCCTTTGATACAGGTTGGCGATGTTGTTCAGCTTGTTTATAATTTGGCGGGAATTAATCAAAAAAGCTATATAGTCCATTCAGTATCCCAGTCATTTAATCAAGGATTAAAGACAGTTCTAGTGCTAAATATGCTTGATAAAGGATCTTCAATTGCTTAAAATACCTCAAAAATGGTATAATCTATATATAAATAAAAGGATGTAAAATAATGGCATATATTAAAATATCAGACCCAAATATTATAGACTTGGCAGCATGGCATCAGGTTATTAATGTTGTAAATCAACATAGTGACAGCCTAGATGCTATTACCAATAATGCTTCAAGCACATCAATAGTTAACCCTAATTTTGACAGTTCAAGCTACACCCATCAATTTCAATTAGGTGGTCAACAAATACTTTATGGTAGAGCTTCTTTGTCAGGTACAGATTCTGCAAACAATGGTTCACTTTGGTACGGATCTATTGTTTTCTCAGATTCAACAGGAATTAATGCATTTACTGGAACACCAGTAGTTACAATAACTCCACTTTCAGGTAATACAACAAATCCTGTTGTAGCAGTAAATGCAGACGTTATAATGTCTATTTACAATGTTACAAATACTGGTTTTAGTTATAGAGCAATGAGACCATTAGCAGACGGAACATCAGCGCATCCAGCAGCACCAACAGGAAGTATCTATGTAAACTGGATGGCAATAGGTCCCGTATAAAATTAGGAAGGGGTAATAGTGACAACTGTTAAATATCTTGGCCCAAATACTGTGGCTAAACGCCAGACCCTTTTTATACCACTTGATGATCCTAAAATTTCTCCTTTAAATATAGGTCAAACTAATGCCAGTGTTGGCGCAGAAATTAAAGTAGTTGGCGGGACAAGTGTGTTCTTAGCTTCAAACACTTTATCTTCACCAGATAATGGTTTTTTTATTGCTACTCCAATTCAGTTGGGAGGTAATAAAAATAATTCTACTTTACAAGCAATAACAAACCTACAGTATGACTGGACAACTCAAGATTTAATATTAACTTTTAATTTTGATACAACAAATACAAATAATGCACTACTTAATGATTTTTTAATAACTTTTTATCAAGGCACAACAGCATATCCAGTACAATCTTTTATAATTAATAAAACATCTACCAGCCAAACATATAAATTAACTGCTGGGGCAAACGGAAATATGTTTGGAATTCCTGCAACATCTTTTACAAAAATTCATGTAGCAGCACAAGATAGTAATGGAAATACTGGACCTTATGCTGAATTATTAAATGTTGCACACCATTCAACTCTTCCAGTAGCAACATATTCTGTTACAGCAATGCAAAATGGATATTATGTTGCATTTACAAATGTTCCAACTAGTGATCCATCATATAACTATATAGAAGTTGTTGAATACGTAAGTGATTCAGCAACAGAGCCAACAGGTGTTGATTATCAAGAAGTTTATTTGTCATCTCAAAATCCAGCTTTTATAATAACCTCTACAACTCAAAAAAGATGGGTAAAGGCAAGATATACAGACAAGCTAGGAGATACAGATAATGCTTTTGGTATTGCTTATTCAGTAACTCCAATTAATCCAGTACAAGTAGATACAATTCCTCCAGATGAAGTTCAATCAGTATCAGCTGCCTGGAGCGGAGATAATATAGTAATTACTTATAAGTTGCCAGTTGCAAATTCTGATTCTTCAAATGTGCCTATAAGACTTATAGCCCTTTTAACTGAAGCACAAACAAATGGAAGAACTGCATCTATAACTTTTTATCCAAATGATAGAACCAATTCAAGTACAAATCAAACATTTACTATTGCTGCTTCAGATATAGCAGCACAAACAGGAAATTATTTTTCTTCATATAACGGTGTTCTTAAAGGCGCAGATGCAGTAGACAATAGAACAAGTGGAAAAAGTTTTTCAACAGGTACAAGAGTAAATCCACTTTTAGGCATTACTCCATCACTTTCTAATTTTAATATTATTGGAATACCAAATGGTTTTGTTTTAATTCCATATAATTCTCCTTCAGGAGCAACTTATACAAATATTTATGCAAGATCAACAGACTGGGGATCAGATACACCCACAAGTGTTGATTTAGTTGGTGTAACAACAACAGGAATTCCTTTTACATATTACACAACATCATTTGATCTTATTTACTTAAAAATGAATTACACTAATAATTTTGGTGATTTTTCTAATTTTTCTACTGGAACATCAACACAACCACTTGATCCAGCAAGCTTTACAACTGCACCTCCAGCTAAACCATCAATAGCACTTGAAACAAATGGTGCAACTTATAATTCGTTAAATATAAAAATTTCTACTTCAGACACTACAGTAACAAAAGGTTACTATGTAATGTTTGGAATTTCGGGATCAATGATGAATGCCATGACTATGAATATGGTTCCTATTGTCGGTGCAGATACAGATTATTTAATTACCAATCTTTTGCCAAATACATCTTACGATATATATGCTGTAGGATATAATGACTCTAATGTTCTAGGAACATATTCAGATATGTTGACTTTAACAACTTTAACGGTAAGTCCTTCTGCGCCAACAAATGTAACATTAACTCCATCACCATACAGTGCATTAGCAACTTGGACTGCACCAAATTCTTCTCCTTCACAAATAGCGCAATATGGAATTGCATTGTATAATTCTACAAATTCTCCAACAATAACTTTACTATCAGAAGAGTATACATTTGGAACTACTTATTCAATTGCTGGATTACTTTCAAATAATTCATATTATATAAAAGTTTATTCAAAAGATATATATGGCAATGAAAGTGACCAAGTACAAAGCAGTACTATTACATTAAATTCTGTAGGTCAAACAAGTAACGGATCTGCACCAAACTCTTCACCTACACCAACAGTAATACCATTGTTTGCTGCTTTAGAAGTAAAATGGACTGCTATTTCAAATGTTGATGCAACAACATATGAAGTGCACATATCTAAAACAAATAATTTTACACCTTCATCACTAACTAAATCAATAGAAACTTTTGGAACTTTTGCAGTAATTAAAACATTACCAGACGGCTCAGCATTAGATTTTGTAAGTACATATTATGTAAAAATTGTAGCAAAAGATTTTGATGGATCAGCACCTGCAAGCACTCAAGCATCTGGAACACCATCTCAAATTAACAATGGAGATCTTGCAGCTAACTCTGTTGTAGCAAATAATATAATTGCAGGATCAATAAATGCAGATAAAGTAGATGCAACAAATCTTCTTGTCAACAAAATATTTTCTGTGGGTTCAGGCGGATCTTATCAGATAAAAATAGATGCGAGCGGTAATGGAACAACAACTCCTTACAAACTAGTCAGTGGTTATGGTTCATATTCAGACACTGGAACTGCATTTTACTTAGATTCTAATGGTAAGTTTTCTCTTAAAGATAGATTATATTTTGATGGTAATTCAACATTAACAGTTAATGGAGTTATCAATGCCCAATCTGGTAACTTTGCTGGAGCAATGACTGTTGACAATGGAACTATGAAGTTTGGTAAATCAGTTAATGGCTCTAATAGTGGAATTTATATTGGCGCAACTGGAGACTATATATATTCAGATGGAAAGTTTAGCCTAGGCTCTAATCGGGTAACTTGGGATGGTTCAGCCCTTACAATTGCTGGAAATATAAATGCAGCAGGCGGAACATTTACTGGAAATGTGGGAATTGGAACAGGATCAATATATGGTTCTTCTGGTTCATATACAATTTCAGGGGTAGTTGGAAATGGAACTAATGCAGTATTTACAACAACTACAGCACATGGATTTATAGCAAATACAACCAAAGTATTTATTAATGGATTAACAAATGCGGGATTCTACGGAATATATACTGTTACAGCAGTAACAACAAATACATTTACAGTTGCAAATACAACAAATGCTACTTTAACTGGACAAACAGGTATTGTTCAAAATATAACAAATGGTTTTGTTTTAAATAGTAATACTCTTAACTTTGGTAACTCTACATTTATTGATGCAGCGGGAGGTGGAGTTTTATATACCAGTTCTGCAAATATTGGTGGTTGGACAGTTGATAAATATAGAATTTCACATTTAAGGTCTGGTAAATATATTGGATTGTCAACAACAGATACATATGCTATATTTGCAGGTGGAACAGATTCTACAGGTACTTCAGCAGCATTTGGCGTAACACCAACGGGTGCTGTTACTGCAACAAATATGACAATTCTAGGCGGAAGTTTAGATATTGGATCAGCATCTCCAAATGGATTCCACGTAACATCTGGTGGTATTATGACTGCTGCGGGGGCTACTATTGATGGAACAATTACTGCAAGAGGTGGTTCATTTACTGGTAACGTACAATTAAATGGTGGATCTTTATATGCAGGAACAACACCAAATACTGGACCAAGTTTAACAATAAACTCCACAGGATTAGCAGCATTTTCATCAGGTTCAACAGTTACTACAGAAATTTTAACTACCCCACTCGGAACAACATCTGGAACTAGCACGACTCCAAGAAATAATATAATACCTCAACTTCCATCAGGATTTCCACAAATAGGATTCTTTACTCAAGCAGCATCTATAGGTGGATTTATTGTTGATTCAACAAGAATAATGAATTCAGCGGGAACTCTGGTATTAACCTCTGGAACAGCAGCAGGAGAAAGATTTGCAATAACAGATTCTCAAAATGTATATAAATTACAACTGTCAGTACCAAGTTTAGGAACAGATAATATAATTGCGGCAGGTGGATATACAGTTATTAATAATATAAACACATATACACCAACATTTAGGGTAACCGCAGCAGGAAAATTATATGCGACTGGTGCTGAGATTAGCGGTAACATTATTGCTAAAGGTTTCTTTATTGATCAAAACAATTATTGGAATACATCAACAGACGGACTTAGTATTACTGGAAATACATTTAATGTGGGAAGTTCAAATTCATTTATTAATGCTACAAGCACAGGGGTAGTAACATTACAATCAAGCTATACAAGATCAAATTCAACTGGTAACTCAGGAACTGGAGCTGATACAGCAATATCAGCAAACGTATCTTCTAAAATTGTTGTAGGTTCAAATCTTGTTTTACAAGGAATACCAACTTATGGTAATATGGACAACACAAATAATAATTCATCCACAACAACCCCATATCTAGGGGTAAGTGGTTTTGGAACATTGCCAAGACAAAGAATGGTTATTGAAGATCCAGTAACTGGTCAACTGGCATTAGGAATGGCTGTTTATTATGCCAATACAACATATCATAATTCCACACCAGGCGCAAGCTCTGGTGTCGTAGGAGATTTGTGGGTGCAATACTAAATGCCATTTTATATTAAAACATCAAATTCTGGCTGGTCAAAAGGAACAGGTTTTTTTGTTAAAACTTCACCAACTACATGGAAGCCAGTATTAAAAGCTTTTGTTAAAAATGTAACAGGTGGATGGTCTCAATTTTGGCCAAAAATTGGCCCTTCCTTAACAACTCCTTTGGGTATTACAACAAATCAAACACAATATCCTTCATCTGGAAATGCATACCCAAAACTAACTGGATATAATTATCATTGGAATTATAATGGGTCTTTAACTTTAAATTATAGTTTTCAAAAATCTAGCACTGCTAATGGTTCATATTCAAATGTTACAGGATCTGGCGGAACTGGTCCTATATCAAATCCTAGCCTAGCAACTTTTACAAATAGTCCAAGTGATTACACTGTTCAATATCCAGGAGATTTTGTTGCAAATCCAACATATTTTACATTTACTATTACTGCTACAGATAGTAATGGAGTAACAACAGAAACAAGTAATGTTCAAAATAATGGAAATGGTTATGTTGCTATATATGCTCCAACTACAACCATATCTGGCAACTATTGGCAATCAGGACCATATTTTTCAAATTCAAGTACAAATTATTATATAGGTACAGTATCAAATGCTTCATATACAAGAACTTATATCACAAGAAGTGATGGAACAGTTATGTTAAATGATACTACATTTAACTCTAAGGTTAAGACAAGTCTTGGACAAACTCCTACAGATAATCAAGGATCAGTATATCAAATTATTTTTGACAGCACAGATGTAGGTAAAACTTATAGTGCGTATACAATAGCTTATGATTTAAGTAATAATGGTACAAGCAGTGGAATAGCAACTATGTCAACAAGTGTTTTAGTGGCATTAACAATTTCTACACAGCCAACAACAACACTAACGGGGCAAGATGTAGCACCAGGTAATGGTTTGCAAGGAAATACAGGAACATTTTCTACAACCCCAGATGGCGTATTTTGGACATGGCAAATTTCAACAGACAATGTAAAATGGTATACAATGTATTCAGATACATCTTTTACACCAGTTTCCAGCGGTACAGATACTATACAAGGTCAAAACCATACATTAACAATTCCTTATTCTGTAAATTATTATACGACATCTTGGCAAACCGTATCCCCAATTGGAAAATATATTAGGTTTTATTCAAATGCTTATATAGGGTCAACATATGCAAATCAACCATCTAATTCTGGACTAGGACCAATACTTGATCCTACCCCGCAACCAATAGTTAGTCCAAGTATTAGTGCATCAACAGTTGGAAAAACAATTTATGGTAATATGGGGTCATGGAGTTTTCATCCAAGCAATTATAGTTATTATTGGAAATGGATGAATGGATCAACATTAACCCCATTGACAAATGGCGTTGGAACAGCAAGTGTAACAAATAAAATTATCAGTGGAACAACGGGAACTTTAACAACTTTATATCCAGGCGGATACAGAGTTGGGGGATCACTAACAGTATCTTCAGTAGATGGATTATTTAATGGTACTCAAACAATAACTGCTATATTTCAAAATATTATATCTTTTAATCTTACTGTACCAGCATATAGTTTGACAACTGCATACACTGCTAATACAAGCTATGTTTTGTATCAAGGTATTATATATCAATCTGTTATAAATATTCCAACTGCTGCTGCATACGCAGGTAATTCCTATTCTGCTGGCTCAAGTGTAACTTACAATGGATATAGATATTATGCATTAACAAGTGTACCAGCATATAGCAGCGTATACCCAGCCTCTTTAGATACTTCTATGTATCCTTCAGGAAATTCTTCATCAACTTCATATTGGAAATTTGTTAGTCCAACAGATACTTATTTTTTCACATCTTTAGATGGTACAAATACTTCAAGTAGTGGTGCTGTAGCAGGGCTATCTTATAATGAAGGTTTTCAACAAACGTCACCTGGAATATATCCTTTGTTTTTACCAAGCACGGATAATAATACTGGTATATCATTAGTTGGAAAAACTTTATATTTTATTGTACAAGCAACAAATTATTATACAATATCGTCTTATTCTGCAACAAAAACAATATACGGACTAGCATCGGCAACTTTAGGTTCAGTTACAAATGGAGATACAGTTGCATCAGTGCCATATACATTAACAAATGGTGGAGAATTAGATCTTTCAATATCACCTACTTCTAAAAACATAGTTTTTACAACCCCAGTATATGGAACCTCTGGAACAATTAGCATAACAGGGCTTACAGATGGAACAACATATACTTTAAGCGCAATACCATATAACCCAGATTTTTATGCTGGTACAACACAAACAGCTACTTTATTACCAGCATTGCCTTTACGTACAGTTACATTTTATGGGAATACAAATACTGGTGGAAGTACAACATCTCAAACTACAAATAGCCCATCGCCACTTAGGTTAAATGGATTTACAAAAACAGGATATTCATTTAATGGATGGAACACATCAGCTGACGGTACGGGCACTTCTTATTCGGATGGAGCAACATATAACTTTTTAACTGATTTATCTCTTTATGCACAATGGTCTATTATTCATGTATATCCATCAATTACAATGAGTAATAACACAGGCATAACTTCTTCTAGTGCTACAATTAACTGGACATCAACAAATCAATCTTATGCATATGTTAATTCAACCTATGCTGGCAATGTAACAAGTTATACTTTTACTGGTTTGTCAGCAAGTACTAATTATAGTGGAACTGTAACTGTTTATTCATCAAGTGGAGATTCAGCTTCTGCAAATTACAGTTTTACAACTTCGGCAGCATTAACTTCTCCAATTATATCAGGATCTTCAATAAGTCCATCATCTGGAACAGCGGGATCAACAACTTTTATAGCAATTGTTGGAACTGTAACGGGAAACCCTACTCCATCCATAAGCTATCAATGGCAATATTTTAGCAGTACTTCTTATACTTACGTAAATGTGTCAGGTGCAATATCAAGTACTTACACGCCACCTTCTAATTTTAACACCTTATACCCAAACCTTGGATTCTATTGTGCAATAACCGCAACAAATTCGCAAGGATCAGCAATTGATCGTCCCTCTGCAACATTAAGTAATCCTGCAGCTTCCGCCCCAACAGTAGTAAATGTATCTGGGGACAACTTATTAACAAAAGGTGGAACTTTTATATGGTCTGCAAATGGGTCTCCCGCCCCAACTTATAGAATAGTTATCGGATATAATGCAACCAATTCTGCTGGCCCATTTAGCACAAAATATGACAGCGGAATAGGATCAATACTAACATCAATTAGACCAGGGTATGATATATCTGGATATACATTTGTGGCGGGTTATTATAGATGTACTGTTATTGCAACCAATTCAGCTGGATCAGCAAATGGTTCGGTAGTAACATATATGAATTAAGGGGGATAAATGTTAAATGAATTAAGTAATCAAGAAAAAATAAATATATTGAATTTTAAATTATTTTTTTGGCTAGAAAGATTAAAAGAAAACAATGATTCTATAGATTTTTTAAATTCTTTAAAAGATGAAGTTAAAATTAATCAAAATGCAAAAAATATAGAAGATATAAATGCAAAAATATCGTTATATCAGCAAGAAATAGACAGATTGAATTAATAATGATATAATATGAAAGGAGGAAAAATGACAATTACACTATCTAAAGATGAAAAAACTCAAATTGTTGAGTCACATATAAAAAATTTAGCTGTTAATAAGTATAATATTACATTGAGCTTGCTGGAAGAAAATTCAAAAACTACTCCAGATCAAAATGCTATTTCAAATTATAATGAACAAAGCTCAAATATTGATAAGCAAATTACTGCACTTAATGCAGAGCTTGCCTCTATAACAGCAGAATAATAGAAAAGAGAAATAAATGGAAAAAGCAGAATTAATAATCACTGCTCTACAACAACGTATTGGTGAGCTTGTTTCAAATTATGAAACACAAATTGCGGTACTTAGAGCAGAATTAACACAATATGCACAACAAGCAGAAGACAAGCAGAAAGCAATAGATGAATATTCTCAAAGCCTTTCAGAAAAAACAACAACCACAAATAACTAAATCTTTTACACCAATTGTTCCCAGTGGATTAATAGCCTTAACAGAAAAAGGCTATTTCTACATTAAGGGTAAAAAAAGATTTAAGTTTATTTCTGAAAGAGCCATGTCTACATGGAATTTGCCAATTATAAATACTACAGAACAAAAATTGGCGGGAATTACCACAATGGGTACATTAGGTTTAAGAGATGGATCAGTAGTAAAAGATATCTCAGATAGTAAGATATACTTAATTAGCGATAATAAAAAAAGACATATTACTAATCCCGACGTGCTTCTTTGGATAAATTCTAGTATAATAGAGGTATCTCAAAAAGATATTCTTGTTCATGAAGATGGGGATCCACTGGATGAATAAAAAAGTTTTTTATATCTTGTAATGTACAAACCAGTAATGGATTGGAAAAAGCGGGATAGAAAAATAAGTCGTGAAGGTTACGTCTTAATTAAAGTCCCCGAACATCCTAAAGCATTTATGGGTTGGTATTACGAACATAGACTTATAATAGAAAAAGAAATAGGTCGGATAATTGATGGATGGGAAACTATTCATCATATCAATGAAGACAAGACAGATAATAGATTAATTAATCTATTTTTATGTTCAAGAGTTGAGCATAATAAAGCACACGTTGCTTGACAGAATATAATAATATACGCTACAATGAATTAAACCCTAGAAAGGGATTAGATGACTAATGATTTAAAGTGGATGATGGTATCGGATATTCATTTTCCCCGCCACGATCCAAGAAAAGTAGATTTATTCATGCAGGTTATGAAATGGTTTCAGCCAGATGCTGTAGATTTACTAGGAGATATTGATGATGCAGATAGCACATCAAGATGGTCTGCAGATTATCCTGCAGAATTTTCTATCCCTGTCAGCGACGGTGGAGTTACAGGTACAAGAGATTTCCTTAGCGACGTTAGAAACGTTGCGGGATCGGAAGCAGAAATTCACTTCCACGATGGTAATCACGGCTGGACAAGACATGGTGATTATCTAGCAAAGAAAGCTCCAGCATTCTTAGAATTCATTACACCAGATTCACTATATGAATATAAAAAGTATGGCATTAACTGGCACGAATACAATGAGCCTCCTGTTAAACGCTATGGTGATATGTATGGTCATCATGGTGAGTCCATTTCCAAGCACTCTGGAGAATCTGTACGTAATGATGTCAACAACTGGGGAGTATCCCTAGTCCGTGGACATTCTCATCGCATGGGAGCCTATTATCAAACATACAATATCACGGGGCAAGAACTTCGTGGATATGAAATTGGGCATCTTTGCGATGAAAGTAAAATGGATTATTCAATCCAAAAAAATTGGCAAGCAGGATTTGCAGTGGCACATGTTGTCAACGATTATCCACATATGCAGCTAATACAAATAACACAAGATTATACTTGTGTGGTGGACGGTAAAATTTTTACCGCATAAACAATAGGAGAAAAAAATGAAGATTAACCAAGCGTTAATTGAGTCATATGCACGTAACTTGCTCGGTCAAGTTATTGCAGCAGCAACAATCGTGTCTACAACAAGTCACGTTTCTATCATCAACTTTGGATCACATCAGTGGTCTTTGGTTGCAAACTCCCTATGGGGTTCATTAGTGCCAGTAATCTTGCGTTTTGTTAACAAGAAGGATCCAGCATTCGGTCTTGTAGCAGAGCAGGCAACTGATGCAGTTTCAGCAAAGTTAGGTCAGACTAAGTAACTCTTAGTTTTAAAACTTAATATGATGAAATGTAAAAGATGCAAAGGGCGAGTATTCGTAGATCGGGTTTATTCCCAGAACCTGCGTGTCGAATTGTTCTGCATCATATGTGGGAAAAGATGGATGGTCAAAAAGGATACGAATAGGTTTGCACAATGGGTCGCAAAACAAGAAGCAAAAGTTCAACACGATTACGGTATTTCTACCTAAACGGTAAACTGCATAAAGTTTTACGTCGTTCCCGTGCAGAAGATCTAGTAGTAGCTTGGGACTACCAATTAGGAAAGCGTGTTGCTTATAACTTGACTGATGTTGAGAAAAATAAGCAACATGCTTATCCTATATCAGAAGTTGTTAAAATCATTGGAAGACATGAAGATACAATAAAACAACATTTGTATAAAGGTAATATAAAAACTCCACAACAAGTTTATTCTCTTAATGGAAATAAAACCCCAGGAAAATATTATTGGAGTGAAGACGATGTACGTGAAATGCATGAATTTTTTAAAACAGTTCATAGAGGCAGGCCGAGAAAAGATGGCGAGACAACTCCAGGAAATATGCCTTCTAGAGCCGAGATAGAAGCTATAATGAAACAAGAAAACATTTTATATATTAAAAATGACGATGGGGCATTTGTCCCAGTTTGGAAACAACCTGAATGGTAGATCATAAGTTAAATAAAGAAGCAAAGCATGTGTTAGATCAATCACTAAAAGTTTTAGAATATGCTATGGAAATGGCTGTACAAAAAGACGATCTAGATGCTATGATAGGTATATCGGATAGGCTTATGATGCTATATCAGCATTTAGCAGATAAGAATGTTAAAAAGTTTAAGCCAGGCTTTGCATTAATTGAAAAGGAAAACAAAGAACATGACGAACCAGACGACAACTAAAGTTGAGTTATCGTTTACCCGCAATTTAGGTAATTATGAAAGCATTAAAATAAATATTGGTGTTGAAGATTCAAAGCGGGACAGTGAAAGTATTGACGATGCAACAAATAGAGTGTATGATTTTGTTGAAAAGAAGTTAATGGAAAAAGTTCAAGAAATAGAAGAAGAGTTAAAGGCAAATAGAAAATGACAAAAGATGAAGCAAAACTAGCGTATGGCTTGGTTTCGCTTTACTGTACTCTTTACAAAGAAACGTATAAGAAGCCTATAGTCATTAATAAATATCGTGAGAAGTGGGCTATGCAAGATGTTATTGATAGTGTAGGATATGACAGAGCAAAATTTTTACTTGAATATTATTTTAAAACAGCAAGATCTGGACACCCACTAACTTGGTTCTTTTATAATTTTGAGAAGTTAGATTTTTCTTTACAGCAAGAAGAAGAAGATAAGACCCGTCGGGAATTAATCAGAGCAAAGACCAAAACTATGGTTGAAGAAAGAGACAATGAACACTGAAGCAGCTTTAATTACAGCCGTATGTAATAATAAAGATATATCTACAGTAATGGCTGGTAATTTAGATGAGATCTTTACATCACACAGAGATGTGTGGGAAGGTCTTAAGTCTTATTATTTAAAGTTTAAAGCAGTTCCAGATACTTCAGTATTACAAGAAAAGTTTAAAGATTTTGAGCCTGAAAGTGTAAAGGGTGAAACAGCCTATTACCTAGATAATCTTAAGAATGAATATCTTTCTAGCAGAGTTAGAGATATACTTTTGGGTGCTGGAATTAGTCTTAAGTCTAATGCTTCATCTCGTGTTATTGCAGATATGCAAAAAGAACTTGCTAGTTTAAATAAACTAACAAACAATGTCAGAGATGTTGACCTTACTGATTTTAAACTTGCTGAGAAACATTTTGAGGCAGTTAAAAACCGTTCAGACCTTATGGGTGGAAGTCCAGGGATTATGACTGGCTTCAAGGCTATAGACTACGCATACCCTACTGGAATGGCTCCAGGACACCTTATAGTGATGATTGGTTGGCCAGGTAGGGGTAAGACATGGATGAGCTCTTATCTAGCCTGTAAAGCTTGGGAACAGGGTTTTAAGCCCATGATTATATCCCTTGAAATGACCCCAGAAAATATGAGAGATCGTATCTACACCATGCTTGGGTCGGGACTATTTAAGGCTTCAGATTTTGCAAGGGGTGCTATTGACATTAGTGCCTTTGATGATTGGGGAACTAAAAAGTTTGCTGATAAGAATCAGTTTATTTTAGTATCAAACGAAGGTTCAGGAGAAGTAACTCCTGCTACAGTACAGGCTAAAATTGATCAACATAAGCCTGATATTGTTATCTTAGATTATCATCAGTTATTTGCAGATAATCAGGGATCTAAAAATCCTACAGAACGTAATATGAATATTTCAAAGTCATTTAAAGCTTTGGCTATGAATAACAATATTCCAATTATTGATATTACCGCTGCAACTATGGATGATAGTACTTCTCAAGATGCCCCACCACTTATGTCACAAGTGGCATGGTCAAAGGCTATTGAGTATGATGCTGATATGGCTATGGCTGTTCATAGAACTCCAGACACCAATATTATTGAAGTTGTAAGCCGTAAAAATCGTCACGGTACAGACTTTGGCTTCTATCTAGATTGGGATTTAAATCGGGGAATTGTAAAAGAAATCTACGATAGTCCAATACAATAAACTATGTAATCATTCTCACGCTTGATATAATTATCAGGAAGAGATTGGCAGCCATGTACCCAAGAAAAATACATGACTTTTGGATGAACGGAATTATCAAAGATGATTCTATTTTTCAAAGCTCAAGAGAAACTTATGAAAGGCTTTTAGTCCAGCAAATGCGGGACAAAGGTTATGTTCCAGTACTTGACATGCAGCCACAGTTTAATGTAAAATATAATCAGGATAAAAATCACTATACGTTCAATCTAGTAATGTATGGTATGTATATAGGTAAAGCAAAAGCCAAGAAATATGAAGGCTTTTCAGGACAGAGCTTAATAGCCAAAGGATAAATATGTGGGATGCATACACTAAATCGGATCTCCGATCTATTTTGCTTGCTTGCAATATTGAAATTGTTTCAAATACAGGTACAGACTTTTTATGCTTATGTCCATTTCACTATAATACAGATTCACCAGCATTTGCAGTAAGTTATTCAAAAGGTCTTTATGTTTGCTATAATCAAAATTGTAATGCATCTGGAACGATATTAGAGCTTGTAAAAAAACTTACAAATAGAAATGATTTTGAAGCACTTAGATTTATATCAGCAAATAAAGTTACTGATGAAGAAGCATTTGAAGAAGGTTTAAAAGAATTACTTGATGATAAACCAGATTTTATAATGTTCCCAACTCAGACAGTTGAAGGTGCTCATCTTTTACTAATGTCTGGTGCATACGGAGCAAAAGATTATTTATTGTCAAGAAACATTAATGAAGAAGCAATGGAATATTTTCAATTAGGTTTTTCTTCTATTCAACAAATGACTATGGTTCCATTGCATTCCCCAGACGGTATGCTTGTAGGAGTTATTGGCAGATCAATACAAGGAAAATTATTTAAGAATAGTCCCAATCTTCCACGTAATAAAACTTTGTTTAACTTGCATAGAGCAAAAAGACAAGGTGGCACAATAATTGTAGTTGAATCTAGCTTTGATGCAATTCGTTTATGGCAGGCGGGATTTCCAAATGCTGTAGCCACTTTAGGTGGAAGTATATCTGATATCAATATACAAAACTTAAATAAATATGCATCTACTATTATTATTATGACTGACAATGACCCAGCAGGTAGAACGCTTGGTAAAACAATTGCTAGTAAATTAAAGAATAAAAATGTATTATGGGCTAAATATAACCATGATGTAATTTATCCACACCATGCAAAAGATGTGGGTGATATGACTGATGAAGAAATAAAGCAGTGTATAAAGAATGCAATTCCGCATTTTGAGTACGCTGTTATGTGATATAATAGATATACAGGGCATAGTATAGCCCCTTACACTTAGGAGAAATAAATGGGAATAGTAACAGGCTTAGCAGCAATGAATAAGCAAATGGAAAGACCAGTCTCGACTGGAGATACACAAAAAGGAAGATGGCTACAACTCAAAGATGGCCAATCATTAAAAGTAAGATTCATGCAAGAAATTGATCCAGACTCACCAACATATGTTGAAAAGGCTGGACTAGCTTTTATTGCAGTTGAACATACAAATCCAAAAGATTACAAGCGCAAGGCTTTATGCACAATTGAAGATCAAGGTCGTTGCTACGGGTGCGAAATGCATCGTCGTGATCCAAAGGCTGGTTGGAAGGGTCGCTCACGTTTTTATGCAAACGTTTTAGTAGACGATGGCAATGAAGATCCTTATGTAGCAATCTTTTCTCAAGGTGCTGGACCAAAGTCCGCAACACCTGAAATCATTAACTATGCTGGAGAGACAGGTAGCATTACAAACCTTAATTGGAAGTTAAAGCGTACTGGAGAAAAGACTGATACTAACTATAGTATTATTCCTCTTCCAACTGCTGATGCAAAGCCAATTGATTTTGATAAGTATGAATTGTTTGATCTTCAAAAGACAGCAGTTCGTGACGTTGCTTATGCGGAACAAGAAAACTTCTATCTCGGCATTACCTCTGATTCTCATGATTCAGAAGCATCATCAACATCATCTGCTGTTGAGTGGTAAAATAATTAATTAGTAGAAAAGATAAAAATGTCTGACTTTGTACATTTGCATGTCCATAGCCATTATTCTTTAATGGATGGTCTTAATACTCCTCATGAATTACTTGAGGCTGCAAAGAATCAAGGTCAGACATCTTTGTCTATTACAGACCACGGGTCATTAGCATCTCATAGAGATATGCAAATTGCTGCAAAAGAATTAGGAATGAAGCCAATACTTGGGCTAGAAGCTTATATCTCTTCAACAGATAGATTTGATAAACGTTCAGTTTCAAAACGTGAAGATAATACTTCTTTGTATAATCACATTATTCTTCTTGCAAAAAATGATGAAGGTCTAAAGAACTTGCAAAAACTTTCACAGATTGCTTGGACAGAAGGTTATTACCATAAACCAAGAATTGATATGGAAGTGCTTTGGGAGTTTGGTGACGGTATAATTGTTGTATCAGGCTGTATGAATGGTCTTATTTCTAAGGCAATAGAGCGTGGTGAAAAAGATAAAGCTGAAGAACTTGTAAAGCAATTTAAAAGTCGCTTTAAAGATGATTTCTATATTGAAGTCCAAGCTCATAATCCAGTTGAATTAAATAATTCTCTGCTTGAACTAGCAGATAAATTTGGGGTGAAACCAGTTGCTACAGGAGATTGTCATTTTGCAAAGAAAGAGGAGAGGGATTTGGAAGAACTCCTCCTTATCCTCTCAACTAAGCCAACGCAAAACAAAGAAGCAGATTATGCAAGTGGTCGTGCACGATCTAGTATTATTGACAGGTTTGATCATCTTTATCCCAATCGTCCTATTAGCTTCGCTGACATTAACGTTTATATTCAATCCTATTCTGAAATTAAGATGGATTTTGAAAAAGCGGGGATTACAAGAGAAGATATCTACTCATCATCAGTAGAAATTGCAAACAAAGTTGAATTATATGACTTTCATGAAAACCTTGATTTGCTTCCAGTACCAAAAAAGAATGCATTAAAAACATTAAAAGAAATGTGTAACAAGTCATTAGTAGAAAAAGGATTAGCAGATAATGACGTTTATAAAGAAAGAGTTCTTGAAGAACTTCAAGTTATTGAGGATAAAAACTTTGCTAGTTATTTTCTCGTTGTTGCTGATATGGTTAATTGGTCGAAACAGAATGAAATTCTTGTTGGACCAGGTAGAGGGTCAGCAGCAGGGTCGCTAGTATGTTATTTATTGGGTATTACAGATGTAGATCCAATTAAGTTTGATTTGTTGTTTTTTAGATTTATTAACCCAGAGCGTAATGACTTTCCTGATATTGATACAGACTTTATGGATCGTCGTCGTGGCGAAGTTAAAGAATATTTGCGTAAAAAGTTTAAGCATGTTGCTTCTATTTCAACATATCAATACTTTAAAGATAAAGGTGTGATACGTGACGTTGCACGTACATTTTTAGTTCCACTTGGAGAAGTAGATAAAGCACTTAAGGGTGTTGAAACTTTTGAAGAATACGAATCAAGTCCATCTACAGAAGAATTTAGAAAGAAGTATCCAGAAGTAACTAAATATGCTTCAATGTTGCGTGGCAAAATTCGTGGTAACGGAATGCATGCAGCTGGAGTTGTAGTTGCTAAAGATGATATTAGTAAGTATGTTCCAATTGAAACACGTAAAGATCCAAACGAGTCAGTATCTGGTCGCATACCAGTTGTTGCATATGACATGGAACAAACAGCAGATTTAGGTTTAATTAAGCTTGATGTGCTTGGATTAAAAACACTATCTGTTATTGATGATACTTTAAAAACAATTGAGCATATTAAAAAACAGAAAATAAATCTTAAAGAAATTAATTTTGATGATAAAAAAGTTTATGAAATGCTTTCAAATGGATTTACAAAAGGTGTATTTCAAGCTGAAGCAACACCGTATACAAACCTTTTGATGAAAATGGGTGTAGATAAGTTTGAAGATCTTGCAGCCTCAAATGCTTTGGTTCGTCCAGGTGCTATGAATACGGTAGGTGGCTCGTACATTAGACGTAAAAAAGGTGATGAGATGATTACATATGCTCACCCTATTATGCATGAGTTTACAGAGCGTACGTATGGCGTTATTATTTATCAAGAACAAGTTATGCAAGCTTGCGTATATTTAGGTGGTATGTCGTGGGCTGATGCTGATAAAGTTAGAAAGATTATTGGAAAGAAAAAGGATGCAAGTGAATTTGATGCCTACAAAGATCAATTTATTAAAGGAGCAAGTAATCATATTACTGAGGAAGATGCAGCAAAGCTTTGGCATGATTTTGAAGCACACGCTGGCTATTCTTTTAACAGGTCTCACGCTATTGCTTATTCTATGCTCTCTTACTATACAGCTTGGCTTAAGTATTATTACCCTCTTGAGTTTATGTTTGCGATCCTTAAAAATGAAAAAGACAAAGATGCCAGAACAGACTACTTGCTTGAGGCTAAGCGATTGGGAATTAAGGTACTACTACCCCATGTAAATGAATCTGAACTTGATTTTAGTATTCAAGGTAATTCAATAAGATTTGGATTGTCAAATATTAAATACATTTCAGACAATATTGGTAGTAAAATAACTGCTTTACGTCCATTTAAAACTTACGAAGATTTTACTGAAAAAGCAAAGCAAAAAGGCAGCGGTATCAATGCAAGAGCCATTGAATCCCTTAATATGATTGGTGCTGCTGCCTTCCCCGATAATCCAAGACAGGGCACAGAAAATGAAAATCTTTACGAGTATCTCGGAATACCTAAATTTGATACTGGAAGGCTAAGTCCTAAGATTAAATCACAGATTAATCCTTTATCTGAATTTCTTGAGTCTGGTTGTTTTGTTTTACTTGCTATGGTTAAGTCTATTAAAAAAGGCACGGGATGGTCAAGAGTTGAGCTTGTAGACGATACAGGGTCAGTAGGTATATTCCATTTAGAAAATACTCAGATTGAAACAGGAATGATGTATTTCTTTTTAGTTGGAGACAATCGCATCCACAAATATGTTACAATTAATGATGTGGTTGACAAAGTAGATGATCCTTTTGTACAATGGTTATATAGGGATAAATTAAAGATTGATAGCGGTAAAAGGTTAGTATTAGACTTTACCAATTATAAGACAAAGGCAAATAAAATGATGGCACACATTATCTTATCTGATTCAGAAAAGAATTTAGAAAGAGTAATTGCTTTCCCAAAAATTTACACTACAGCACTTGGTAAAATGAAGCCAGGAACTGTGTGTGATCCCGCAATATCCAGAATGGATGACGGAACTTTATTTGTAAAGGAGGTGACAATATGACAGACGAGACAACAGTTGCTCCAGATGTAACTACAGATACAGCTACAGATGCAACTCCAGATGCAGCACAGGAAAACAATGTAAACATTAGCATTGAACAAATTTGTGCAGCAATTCTTGCTACAGTAACTTCAGTAGAAGTTCCACTAGCAAATCTTCTTGAGAACTATAGTAATAAAGTTATTGCTATTAATCAAGATGATGCAACTAAAGCAGTAACATTTACTCTTACAGATGCTCCAGAGCCACAGGACATTCCAGCAGATGTTGCAGAAGATACAGAGACAGCTGAGTAAAATTGGCTATATCTTATATCTTAAAAGGAACGGAGAACGAGTATCTTTTGGTCATTAGAGCAGAAGATCAAAAAGCAATACAAAAGATCATAGACCATCTGTATTCCAGTAAAAATACTGAAATAAAAGAGGTAGCAACTGAATTAGAAAAGAGCTTAAACGAAGATGTTAACAGAAGAGATACTAGCAAAGTTAGATCCAAAAACAAGAGCAAGAGTTCAAATAGCAACAACGGTGGACGTAGAAAAACAAAAGACGCCTAGTATTGGCCTTAATATGGCTTTAAAGGGCGGACTTGGATATGGTCGCCAGGTACTTGTTTGGGGAAATAAGTCTGCTGGAAAATCTTCGTTTTGCTTGCAGATGATTGCAGATGCCCAAAAAAATGGTAAAACTTGTGCATGGATTGATGCAGAAGCTTCTTATTCTGCTGATTGGGCATCTAAATTAGGAGTAGATTCTGAAAAGTTAATCTATTCTCCTGCTAAAACTATTAATGATATGGTTGATGTTGCTACGCAACTCATGGATGCTGGTGTAGACTTAATTGTAGTAGATTCAATATCTGCTTTACTACCAGCCATTTACTTTGAAAAAGATAGTTCTGATCTTAAAAAGCTTGAGGATACAAAGCAAATTGGTGCAGAAGCAAAGGATATGACTCACGCAGTCAAAATGTTAAACTATGCCAACAAAAACACGCTATTGGTTCTCATTTCACAACAACGTAATCAATTTGGTAGCATGCATGCATCCCACATCCCAACTGGAGGAATGGCGGTTAAGTTCTTTTCTTCTACCGTTATCAAACTCTGGTCGTCGGAAGCTGAAGCGAATGCTATTAAGTCTGGTATTCAAGTGGGCGATAAAATCATTGAACAAAGAGTCGGAAGACCCGTCAATTGGATTATTGATTACAATAAACTCGGACCGCCAAATCTCTCAGGACAATATGACTTTTACTACCAAGGTGAACATGTTGGCGTAGATTCAACAGGTGAAATTGTTGACGTTGCCGAAATGATGGGTATAATTCAAAAAGGTGGCGCATGGTATACAGTAGGAGAAGAAAGATTCCAAGGTAGAGCAAAAGTTGTAGACTATGTTAGAAGTAATCCAGATATTGCTTTAAAGTTGCAGGAGCAAATTTATGACAAATCTTGAAGATTTCCTTAATAAAAATAAAATAGAAGAGTTTTTAGATCCAGTAGATGGCTCTTTTGCTTGTCAAAATTCAGAATGCAACGATATTACAACAGAAGCTTTTCTTGATAGAATGCATAATAGGGTTAAGTGGACTTGTGTAAATGGTCATGATTCAAGTGTGGTTATATGAGCGAACGTGGGGAAGTAAAACGTGATGGAGCAAAAGCTCAAAAAAATTCTGGACGTGGAGATTATCAAAAAGGTGATGCTCAGTGGCATGATTTTGTCGTTGATTATAAAGAGTACTCAAAGTCAATTTCCATTAATAAGGAAATATGGGCGAAGATTTGCACGGATACTTTTAAGGTTAGCAGGGATAAATATCCAGTTCTTAAATTAATTCTAGGAGAAGAAGGTCAAAAGACCAGACTTGCAGTAATTGAATGGGCGTTGTTTGAGCAAATGGTTGAATGTTGGGAGGAGCATAATGGAATTTAATGAATGGATGAAATTTGGTTATGAAAAAGGTTGGATTAGTGATGTATTTTGTAATACCCATGATGGTGGCCCATTAACTGACGATGAGCAAAAAGAGTGGGAAGAAGGCGGAGATCCATGTATTTTTTGTGTAAGGGTGAATGAACTTGACTGAAAAAGCAACTATAGATTTGATTAGTGAACTTACAGAGTTTAATGATATTAAAGAGTATATGAATGATAAAGATCTTGACTATGCTCTTGATTTGATTATTAAGCTTATTGTTAAGCCAGATGTTCCATCTTCTAAAGCCCCCGATCTTATTATTAAAATGCAGGCTTTAGCTGCAAAGTTTGCCATAATGTCACGCTACTATACTACCTTTGAAAAAGGCGGGGAAAATAGCAAGAAGAAGAATGTATATTACACAGCAGAAGAAGCAATTAATAGATTAGTAGATGCTTTAAAATATTCTGCAAGATATGGTGCATAATGAATATATTTAAAAGATTTTTTCACAAACATGAAACAGAAGATGTTTCATGTCCATTTACTGGTAAAACATATATTATGTGTAAAGTTTGTGGCAATAGAATAGGTGTAAAGTAAATGGCAAGAGATTTAATAGCTAATTTAAAATTTCAAAAAATTTCAAATCCAGATGGTTTTGATCCAATTAAATTTGCACAAATGTACGAGGAGGCTGTATTAAGTGGCAAAAGACCAAACGAATTTACACAAAAGAAAACTTTTAGTCCTAGTACTGTTGGTTATGGTAATGGTAACTGCCCTAGATATTGGTTCATTGCTTTTACTGGTGCTGAATTTGAAAATGAAACCGATGCTATGGGTGTCGTTAATATGGATAATGGTACGTATGTTCATGATCGCATTCAGAAAGTCATGGCTAAAACGCCAGTCTTTAAAGCAAATGAAACAGAAGTTACCAATGATGATCCGCCGATTAGAGGATTTGCAGACACTTTTATTGAATGGAACGGTAAAGAAGTAATAGGAGAAATTAAATCCGCTAAAGAGGAAATCTTTGCTATCAGACAAGCAGAGATGCAAGGCCTGCCATATCACAAAATTCAATTGTTAACATACATGAAAATACGTGGAGCACAACAAGGATTTTTCTTTTATGAAAATAAAAATGATAATAGCTTTTTAATTATTCCAATAAACATGGATGAAAAAAACACTAAGCTTGTAGATGGTGTTTGGGATTGGATGCGTAAAGTTTACGCAGCATATGAAGCAGGAACTCTTCCAGAAAGAAAGTTTACCAAATCTACTTGGGCATGCAAAGGTTGTCCAGTTAAAAAAATTTGCTGGGAAGATAAAAAAGATCTTGGTGAAGTTGACATAGAGGCTTTGGTATTAGAAAAATGATATGTGCATACGATCAGTGCGATAATGAATTTACTCCTAAAACTCATAATCAAAAATATTGTTCTGATGAATGCTGTCGAATTGCAACTAATCAAAAATTAAAAGAGCAGTATTATGATAAGAAAGCAAGGCTTGCGGGTAAAAAAAGAATATGTAAAACAAAAAATTGTGGTACATCTTTAAGTAGATATAATGAAGATATGATTTGTTCTAAATGTAAAGCAGCAAAAGAATCTGCAAAAAAGAAAGAACTTATAGAAATGGTAAAACGTGTCTCTGGCTAAACTTGCAAAACCTAAATCAAACAAGGTGTTGGGTATAGATGCAAGTACAAATAGTCTTGCATTTTGCTTGATGAAAGGTAAAACTCCAGTAAAATGGGGTGAGATAACCTTTGAGGGTGCAGATGTTTATGAAAGAATATTGGATGCCAAGAACAAAATTAGATCTTTTAAGCGTGAACTTGATACAGATTTTATAGTAATTGAGGCTGCTATATCTGTAAAAAGCGTACACACAGGAATAAAAATGGCATACGTATTTGGTGCTATAATGGGAGAGTTGCTTAGTAATGGGGTAGAGGTTAAAGAAATACATCCAATAACATGGCAGTCATACTTAGGTAATAAAAACTTTACAAAAGCTGAAAAGCAGGCGGTGAAAGATGAGTTTCCAGGAAAATCAGAAAACTGGTACAAAGGAAAGATTAGAGAGATTAGAAAGCAAAGGACAATTGACTTTGTGGGAAATTTGGGCGTTAAAGTTCAAAGTGATAATGTCGCTGATGCAGCGGGAATAGCTTGGTATGCAGTAAATGAAATTATATAGGGAGAAAATAAATGGCTAAAAGTACAAAACTTTGGGAAAACAAAGACTGGGTTGTAAAAAGATATGTTACTGAAAAGAAAAGCATATTAGATATGGCAATGGAGGCAAAGTGTTCTCATATGACCATACAAAGAGCGTTAGAGCGTTTTGGTTTAATTAAGCAACCTAGAAAGTGGGTAAAGAAGTGATTCCAGTATTAATCATACCAGTATTAAATAGATACGATCTACTAGATCAAAATCTTGAAACAATTGATTACCCTATTGGTGAGATATTAATTATTAATAATGGTAAAGAAAATTATGTTCCAAAGAGAACAGATCTTAATGTTAGAGTTCTTAATCTCCCGTCTAACTTAGGAATGTCTGGTTCTTGGAATCTTGGAATTAAATTATACCCACATCAAGAATATTGGATCTATTCTTCAGCGGATACACACTGGATTCCAGGATCACTTGAAAAGCTTAATGCAGCAAGCGGTAAAGGCAAGCTTGTTATGACAACAGAAGCTTGGAGTTGTTTTTCAATAGGTGAAGATGTAGTAAGAGAAGTTGGTTTGTTTGACGAATTTTTTTATCCAATTTATTTCGAAGACAATGATTATTACGAAAGAATGATGAGATCAAAAATTAAAGATAATTATGTAGATGGTATTATTGAAGTAAATGTTCCACAAGGAGCTTCACAAACAATTAATAGTGATGAAACATTAAAGAAAAGAAACAATGAAACATTTGTTGTTAATGAAGCATATTTTCAACAAAAGAAAGATCAAAACTTTAGTATTAATGGTGTATGGAATATTGATCGTAGGAGGTCTCAAGAATGGCTGCGGTAATAGGATTACTGCCAGCATCAGGTAGTGCTTCAAGGCTAGGCGGTATACCAAAGTTTTGCTTACCATTAACTGACAAACAAAATATATTACAATGGCATGTAGAACAAATGCTTAAAGTTTGTGATATAGTAAAAATATCAACCAGATCAACTTGGATGCCAATTGTAAATCAAATGGATTTACCTTCTGAAGTAATGTTATATGAAATTGAACCCTCTACAATGTCTGATGCAGTTTTAAAAATGATGTCTCATCAAGATAGTAAGTATATTATTGGAATGCCAGATACATATATGCCAGGATCTAATGGCGAATTTTACAAACAACTTGCAAAATCAGATGCAGATGTAACTCTTGCTGCATTTGAATGTCACCCAGATATTATGGGAAGAGTAGGACAGATATTGTTTGAAAATAATGGCACAATGATTGATGTAAAAGATAAAATAAAAAATTGTCCTTATCCATATATGTGGGGTGCAATGGCTTTACAAAATGTTTATGTAAATGAAGAGCTTCCAAATCCAGGAGTGCAAATAAATGATTGGATAGAGGACGGGAAAGACGTAAAAGCTGTAGTATGTAAAGGTAAGTACTTAGACATAGGTACAGTTGATGGACTTAAAATGTTATATAGAGAGGAACTATAATGTCAGATTATCCAAATAGAGATTCATATCAATCTTGGGTAACAGATCTTCAATTAATTTCAACTTCATCACCATCTGGACAAACAATTCTTACAAAATGCCTAGACATTGCAGAAATGTTGATTAAGAAAAATATATCTTATGGAGATTCAGCCTTATCCCCTAACAGAATATTTGCTCAGTCTGATAATGTTGAGCAGCTGAAGGTTAGAATTGACGATAAGTTAAATAGGGTAAAAAACAATCAGGGTTTTGCGGGAGACAATGATATTGATGATTTGATTGGTTATTTAATCTTACTTAAAATTGCCCTTGACAAAGAAGGTAATAAAGGAGTATAATTAAATATGCCAACATATGTATATAGATGCGTAGATGATGAAGATCATGCAATTCTTGAAGTTACCCGTTCAATTACAGATGAAGAAGGTTTTTACAAGTGCGAAGAGTGTGAATCAATAATGGTAAGGTACTACACACCTTTTGGCATTCAATTCAAAGGATCAGGGTTTTATAAAACAGACAATGGATAATCAGTTAGAAGTTGCAGGAAAGTTTGATCAAATGAATAAAGTGGTTGAAGAACTACTTAAAGGAAATTCTCCTTCACAAATTTCTAAATCATTAGGATTAACACGAGTTCAAGTTGATAACTATATTGATGCTTGGAAAGGTTTTGTCCATGACAATACAGCAATACGTGAACGTGCCAAAGAAGCTCTTGCGGGTGCAGATGAACATTACAATATGCTTATTAAAGAAGCATGGGATGTTGTAAATGAAGCTGGAGTTGCTTCAGAACTTAATACTAAAAATGCTGCATTAAAGCTTATTGCTGATATTGAATCTAAAAGAATTGATATGCTTAACAAAGCGGGAGTTCTTGAAGATAATTCAATGGCTGATCAGATACTAGAATCAGAAAGAAAACAAGATATTCTTGTCGGTATATTAAAAGATGTTACGGCAAACTGTGATCATTGTAAATGGGAAGTTTCAAAAAGACTGTCAGAAGTAACAGGACAAGTTGAGGCTGTAGTAATCAATGACTGATTTTAGTGCTTTTATAGATGCACTTGAAGGTGATGAGTTTTCAGAAAAACCAGCACCTCTTGAAGAGTTTGTAACGAGTAAAGATTACTTAGGACTACCACCATTATCTGATTATCAATATACAATGATTAAAGCATCTACGCAAATTTATAAGCGTGAAACACTTCATAAAATATATGGTTATGATGAAGGCGAAAAAATATTTAAGCAAACTTGTTCTGAAGTTATATTGCAACTTGGCAAGGGATCTGGAAAAGACTATACATCTACAATTGCTTGTGCTTACATGGTGCATTTATTACTATGCCTTTCTGATCCAGCAAGATATTATGGAAAACCACCAGGTGATGCAATTGATATTATTAATATTGCTATTAATGCTGTTCAAGCTAATAGAGTTTTCTTTAAAGGTTTTAATCAACGCATTGAAAAATCCCCTTGGTTTCAAGGAAAATATATTGCTAAAGCAAATATGGTTGAGTTTGATAAATCAGTAACAGTTCACTCAGGTCACTCAGAAAGAGAAGCTTGGGAAGGATATAACGTTCTTGTAATTATCCTTGATGAAATCTCGGGATTTGAATTGGAATCAACAACTGGACATGATCAAGCTAAAACAGCATCAGCAATATATAAGATGTATCGTGCATCAGTAAACTCTCGTTTCCCAGATTTTGGTAAGGTAATTTTACTTTCATTCCCACGCTTTAAAAATGATTATATTCAACAAAAATATAATGAAGCAATTGCAGAAAAAGAAACTATACTTAGACATCATAAGTTTAAAGTAGATCCAGATTTGCCAGATGGCACAGAAGGAAATGAATTTGAAATTGAATGGGAAGAAGATCATATTATTTCGTATAAAATGCCAAAGATGTTTGCATTAAAAAGACCAACTTGGGATATCAATCCAACAAGAAAAATTGAAGATTTTACTCCAGATTTTTATACAGATCCAACAGATGCTCTTTCTCGTTTTGCATGTATGCCTCCAGATGCAACTGATGCGTTCTTTAAAAACCGTGCAGTTATTGAAAAAGCTTTTAGTAATCCAAACTTAAACGTTGATAGTTATGGAAGATTTGCAGATTCATTTCAACCAGATCCAGAAAAAACATATTATGTTCACGTTGACTTAGCTCAAAAGCATGACCATTGTGCTGTAGCACTTAGTCATGTTCAGGGATGGGTTACTATGAAAATTGGAGAACAGTATAAAGAAGCAGCACCTAGAGTTATTGTAGATGCGGTAAGATATTGGACACCAACAGCATCTAAATCTGTTGACTTTACAGAAGTTAAAGATTATATTTTATCTCTACGTGCAAGAGGATTTAATTTAAAAGTTGTTACATTTGACCGCTGGAATTCTCACGATATGATGCAGCAGTTAAAAGCAAATGGTATTAACAGTGAACTTCTTTCAGTAGCAAAAAAACACTATGAAGATCTTTCTTTATGTTTAACTGAAGAAAGATTATATGGTCCACATATTCAATTGTTGATTGATGAATTACTTCAGTTAAGAATCATGAAGGACAGAGTAGATCACCCTAGAAAAGGCTCTAAGGACCTTTCAGATGCTGTCTGTGGTGCAGTGTATAATGCTATATCATTAACTCCTCCAGACTCTGATAAGGAGGTTGAGATCTATACTTATTCTGGTGTATTCTCTACAGAACTTGAGCAATTAAGAAAAGAATCAGAAGATAGATTAAATAATAGTAAAACTATTCGCATGCCAGATAAACCAGAAATGCCTGCAAATTTGCGGGAGTACCTAGGAATAGATGATGATGAAGATGATGCAGAATTTAAAGTTGACAGCTTTAGGGTATTATAGTAGACTGACACCTACAACAACAAACAAAGGATAATAGATGTTAGCAAATGGAACAATTAAAACAATTGAAGATGAAGAAGATATCTACATTAGTTTAACTTCATTGTGTGAATATTTTACACAATCTTCAGTTAACATGAGAAAAGAAATTAAACACGCAGATCCAAGAGATAAAAGATATGCAGCGGGATTGTATGATATGATGCATACAATTGCAGAAGAAGTTGTAGAACTTGGAAAATATGAAGCACAACGTAGAATGATTAATAGTCCTGAAGATCTTTTAAAGATGATTGACAAAAATCCATTTGGTAAGGTAGAATAATATTTGACAATGGCCTGTAGCTGAGTTGGTACAGCGTTCGACTGTTAATCGAAAGTTCGTAGGATCGAGACCTACCAGGCCAGCAAATTATTAACCGACAACTAGAGAGAGTATAATAATGAATATGACAATTGATCAAGAAGTAGAAGAAGTAGTACCAAAAAAAGAATATGTACTAGGACCAATAGATCGTTGCGATCAATGCTCTGCTGAAGCACTTGTTCTTGTCAAAGGAGTGACGGGAGAACTAATGTTCTGCGGACACCATTATAATCAAAATGAAGCTGCTCTAGCAAACTTTGCATACGAAACAATTGATGAGAGAGACAAACTAATACAAAACAAGCTTATAGGATCTGAAAATTAATTCAGGGTCCAATAGCTTAATCTGGTTAAAGCATTAGTCTTATATACTAACGAGTGTAGGTTCAAATCCTACTTGGACTACGGAGAGATAGCATAATTGGTTAGTGCCCCGTGCTCATAACACGGTCTGTTTCGGTTCAAGTCCGAATCTCTCTACTAAGGTTCTATGGTCAAGTGGTTATGACACTGCACTGTCACTGCAGTAGCACGAGTTCAATTCTCGTTAGAACCGCCAAGCCCCAGTAATCCAGTGGTAGAGATAGTGGACTTAAAATCCATACAGCGTTGGTTCGAATCCAACTTGGGGTACAAGGTTATACACGGCACACCTTGGGATGTTATAGTTACATATAATGTACACCCGATGTAAGAGTCTGGTGAGACAGGGCAGCCATTCAGTGCTGGAAATCCGTGTATAACCCCTTGCGGATGTTGCATATTGGTAGTGCCTCTGCCTTCCAAGCAGAAGGGGTCAGTTCGATTCTGATCATCCGCTCACATTCCCAGATCGTCTAACGGTAGGACACGGCCCTTTGGAGGCTGGTATCTTGGTTCGAATCCAGGTCAGGGAGCAAATAATGTTATAATATATCTATATTAATTTTTTAGGAGATATAAATGCCATACAAGATTGTACAACACGGAAATAAGTTTTCAGTAGTAGCACAAAATACTGGACATGTTGCAGGAACACATGAATCTAAAAAGCAAGCACAAGCACAAATGTCTGCTTTATATGCTAATGAACCAGAAGCAACTAAAAAGTGTATGACATGTGGATGCGATGATTTAGGAAATGATCATCACTATATCTCAGATACAGAAAAATGCATGTCTTGCTTAGATAAAGGTCAAGGACCTTGCTGGGATGGATATCAATATGCTGGTACTAAAGAACAGGGTGGAAGAACAGTTCCAAATTGCATTCCCGTCAAAAAATCTGATGGAGGGTATCAGCCAAATGCAGGAATGAAATCTGCAGCACGTAAAGCTTTAAAGTGGAAAGAAGATGGAAAAGCAAATGGTGCAGGAACTGCTGTGGGCTGGGGACGTGCAAGCGATATAGTTGCAGGTAGATCAATGTCTCTTGATACAGTTAAGAGAATGTATTCTTTCTTCTCTCGTCACGAAGTTGATAAGCAAGGTAAAGATTGGGATAAGCCATCGCATGGTAAAGTGATGTGGTATGCATGGGGTGGAGACGCAGGATTTGCTTGGTCTCGTGCAATTGTTGAAAGAGAAAAGAAAATTGAAAAAGAAATTTGGAATGGTGCTTTCTCACCAGTTCAAAAGAAAAATAAATAAAAATGTTATTTAAAAAAGAATCAGCAGGTGCTGGACGCATTGATGGTGGTGTAGGCTTTAAGCTTGAATACAATGTTCCAGATTGTCAGGGTGGTTATGCCATTACAAAGGCGGGAACTGGACAAGTAATTGGTTGTTATACAACTAAAGAGCATGCTGAAGAAGCAATGAAAGCAATTGCAGTTAATGAACCAGTAATTAAATCAGATCAAACACAACAAGATAATCAAGAAGGTATAGGATCATTGGTTAGTTGGAATGGATCATTTGCTCCAGTATTTGGAAATCAAGCAGTTCAACCAGCATGGATGTCAACTTATAATACTCCTCCACAAAAAGATGGTCAACCATCAGTAGGATATGGGAATTCTTCTAGTCCAAAAGGTAGGAGCAACTCATGACAGTTTCACCAAATGATCTTTATGGCGAAGAAAAAGATTATTATCAAGCATTAATTACTGTTGCAAAACGTCATGGTAAATTTGATGATGACAACCAAGTTTGGGTAGGATATATACCAGCAGCACAAAATGAAAAGCTTTCAATAGGTGTTGCTTGCAAAAATTGTGCTTTTTATTTAGGCAACGGGGATTGTAAGATTGTAGAAAAAAATCATTATCCAATTGAAGATAATGGCGTATGTCGTTTAGCAGCAATACCATATCAACTTATAAACAAAGATATATCATGGGGTGGATCATTTGCCCCAATCAAAAAGATTTGATATAATATACATGAACTGCCTTCGGGGGTTTAAAAATCTAACTAACTTGCTGAAAAGGAGCTAAGTAAAATGACACATCTAAAAAATACATATGGCTGGGATCAATATGAAAACCATATGAATAAAACAAAACAACCAACACAATATAATCCATTTGCAACAATTGAAGCATGGTTTAATGACCCATTATTTTTGGGATTCCATGATCAATTTGCAAGATGGAATACTAATAAGGTAGCAACTTCTTCATTCCCGCCTTATAATGTTAAGAAGATTGATGAGGACAACTATGTAGTTGAACTTGCAGTTGCTGGATATAATCGTGAAGATATTAATGTAACAGTAGATAAAGATACATTAATTATCAAGAGTGAACGTGAAAATGAAGATAAGTCAGATTATCTACATAAGGGAATTGCTGGACGTAATTTCACACAAACATTTACTCTTGGAGAGTATATGATCGTTAAGTCTGCTTCACTTGATAATGGAATGTTAACTGTTAAGATTGAACGGGACATTCCAGACGAAGCAAAGCCTAGACAAATCAAGATCAAGTAAGATATAATATGTATGCAGGCTCCCATTATGGGAGCCTGCTCTAAACAAAGGATAAAAATGCCAAGCAATACAGATAAAATTAAGAAAGCATTAGAAATTCGCATTAAGAATCATAAGGGTCCAGGCGGTAAAGTTCCAGGATCTATGAACAAAAAAAAGACTGGCTACGCTAAACCATAAAAACAATGTATAATTAGTTATATGTGGAACAAGATATCAACATATACTAAAAGATACCCTGCGAGAGTTTCAGGATATACTTCTGCATTAATTTTGTGGGGACATCAATATTTTTCTGGTCAGCTTATGGACATATTAATACCTTCAGTTATGTTTATGATTGGTATGGGCGAAATGGCACAAAGAACAGAAAATAAAAAAACAATTAAAGCACTTTATACTGATAATGATCCACACAGATCAGATGAAGAAATACTTAAGGATATTATATGACAAAGTTAGAGGCAGCATTAAAAGAATTACAATCAATGGCTATGAAGATTTATGCACAATCTCACGGTTATCATTGGAATATTGAAGGTCGCACATTTAAACAAGACCATGCATTTTTATTAGAAATTTACGAAGACGTATTTGATTCAATTGATGCATATGCCGAAAATCTACGTAAGATTGGTGCAAAAGCTCCATTTGGTTTAGAGCAATTACAGCAAAATAGTGCATTAAGAGTTAATGACTCGCTAGATTTAACTGCAGAACAAATGTTTGCTGAATTAAGTAAGACAAATCTACAGATTATTGATAAGTTAAAAGATGCATTTGATATTGCAACAGAAGATAAAGAAAATGGTATTGCTAACTTCTTAGCAGATCGTCAAGATAAACATGCATTTTGGCAATGGCAATTGACAGAAACTTTAAAGTAGTATAGAATACAAATATAACTTGATAAGGGGCACTAGTAATAGGGCCTCTTGTGTTTGTCCCTATAGCTCAGAAGGTAGTAGCAACAGACTTTTAATCTGTGGGTCGTTGGTTCAATTCCAACTGGGGACACGCCCCTATAGCTCAGTGGATGAGCATACGGTTTCTACCCGTTGGACGGGAGTTCGAATCTCTCTAGGGGTACGCAAGACAACTACTAACAGAAAGAATAAAATGAAAAAGTTAATCCTAGCAGTAATTATTGCAACAAGTTTAGTGCCAGTATCTGCACATGCTGATACATCAAATACAAATATTGTAATTATTGATACAGGTTATGATTCTTCAGTAGCACAGTTTGCTGGAAAAATTATTTATGAAGCTTGTTTTACCAACAATCTTTGTCCAAATGGTAAGTCTTTTCAAGAAGGAACGGGATCAGCAGTATTAGCACCTGCACAACTTACAGCAAAAGATGCAACACATGGAACACAAATGCTATCTGCATCAATTTTAACAAATCCTAATACTAAGTTTATTTATATTCGTGCTTATGGTATTAGCAATGGTTATCTTAATTCACCAGTTGATTCTGATTTTGTTAATATGTTAAATTGGATTAATACAAATAAGGTTAAGTTAAATGTGGGAGCAGTTGTTTGGAGTGCAGCACGTCAGGTAACAACTTCATGTCCAACTAATGATTCAATTACATCATTGGTAAATACTCTTAATTTAAGCGGTATTCCAGTAATTTCTGCAGCAGGAAATAATTATGACTATGTTCATGTTTCTTTTCCAGCGTGTTTAACACCAATTATTGCTGTAGGTTCAATTGATGCTTATGGTCATGCCCTTTATAGTAATGCAGGGAAAGACCTTGATTTTGATGCCATGGGTACAATGACTGTATCAAATGGAGGTACTTCAAAGATTCAATCAGTGGGTACTTCATTGGCAGCGCAGGTATTTGCAGCATCTTGGATAGCAATAAAGCAAGCAAAGCCAACACTAACATATAGTCAAGAATACGTTCTTATTCAAAATACAGAGACTTTTTCTAAAAATATTTATGTAAAGAATGTGCCTACGCTTAATTTAGCTGGGGCTCTAAAGTAATAGAGTGTATAATAAGTATAGAGGAAGTATCTAGTCACTAATTTAAGGAGAATATAATGTCAGCAAAGCCAGTCCCAGCAGTGGGAGCAAATAAGCCAGGATCAGCAGCACGTTTTCTTGAGGTAGCAATGTCTCAAGTTGGTGTAGTAGAAGGTCCAAAAGATAACGAAACTGATTACGGAAAGTTTACAGGACACGATTTTCAACCATGGTGCGGATCTTTCATGATGTGGTGTGCTAAAAATTCAGGTGTAACAATTCCAGATGTTGTTTATACACCAGCAGGATACGCAGCTTTTGAAGCAACACATTCAATAATTGATCCAGCAACTGGAACCCCACAGCCAGGAGATTTAATTTTCTTCTCGTTTATTCCACACGCATTACCAACAAGTCCAGTTCAACATGTTGGCGTAGTTCTTCATAATAATGGAGATGGAACAATTACAACTGTAGAAGGAAATACTTCACCAGATCACAAGCCATCAGGAAGTCCTGATAACGGTGGAGAAGTTGCTTCTAACATTCGTGGCTACAAGGTTGGAAATAAAGCAGGCAAATGGGCAACCGTTGTAGGCTTTGGTCGTCCAGCTTATACATCTTAAGCAGTAAAAATGAATTACGATCCTTTTAATGAAGAGCATAAAGAATTAATGGATTATCTTATTTCAGAAGGTGCTGCAATAATTGAGGGTATTGACGAATATGGTGAACCAGTTTATAGGTTTGACATGGAGATATTAGAAGAAGTAATGCCTGAATTACATCAAGTTTTAGTTGATGATATGGACAACATTTTACTTGATTTATATCAAAAGGATCTTTTAGAAGTATCTTATGATGAAGAATTAAATGCACATATGACCGTTTCAGAAGAGGGCAAAAGAATCCTTGAGGAAAATGGCTTTGATATGGGCAATTCTGAAGATTTTGGCTTCTAGGGTATAATTAGACAATAAGGTGGTGATTAAATAAATGGATAACAACCAACAAGTAGCAGGCAGCGGAACAGAGCAGCCAACAAGCCCAGTACACGTTGCTGAGCAAGCAGGACCAGACGGAGGTCAAACAACACCTTCAGTAACAAATCTTGGTGTAAATAACCCTGCAAAGGCATCTACATCAGGAGCATTTTCTGGATCAGATGTTTCAATGACAACCCCACAGTATGCTGGAGGAAATATTACAACAACTGAGGCAGGGTCTAAGTAATGGAATTAGAGAAAAAAGAATTTTCACAAGAAAAGCGTCAAGAATTAGCAGACAAAGGTCATGCTCTTCCAGATGGGTCTTTTCCCATTGAAAATGTAAAAGATTTACATAATGCTATTCAATCAATTGGACGTGCAAAAAATCCAGCAGAAGCAAAGGCTCATATAATAAGAAGAGCAAAAGCATTAAAAGCTGAATCTGCACTTCCAGAAGATTGGAAAGTAAAAAAGTTTTTTGAAGATATTAAAAATCTAATTAAAGCAATTGGAACTTCATCTTCAGCAAATGAAGAACGTGACGAAAGAAGCGTTGAAAATTATGTAAGACAGAATTACAATACAAATACAAATACTCAGACAGGAGGTAATACAATAGTGTCAAACACAACAGAGCCAGATCCAAAGGGAGACATCGCAGTAACAAAGTCATTCCCAACAGCAGGAGGAGATCATCTTGTTTCACAAGGTACTCGTCCAACAGACGGAGCAACTTCAGTTTCAGATGCACCTAACAGCGAATCAGTTGTTCCTAATCAGGAAACAATTCCTAGCTCAGCTACTTCATCAGTTGCACCATCACGTCAAAACGAGATGAATAATCCAACAGAAGAAGGAATTGAAAAGGCAGCAACTTGTAAGGAATGCGGTCAAGCACTTCCAGTAGCAAAGGCTGAAGAAATTACAAAAGCTTCAACATGTTCAGATTGCGGAAAGTCAATGGACTTATGCGATTGCATGGGCAAGGCAGTAGACGAGAAGGAAACTGCAGCAGAAGCCGCTAAGGAAACTGCAGCAGACGAGAAAGCAGAAATGAAGAAGTCCCTTTGGGGCGGAGCATTTGCGCCAATCAAGTAATTAAATATATACGTATATATTGTACAGAAGGACGGGAAACCGTTCTTCTGTGTTTTAGGAGAGGAATAAATGAGAGTACTAGTATTTGGTTCTAAGGATTGGACTGACTATAACGAATTAATACGTCAAGTTACAGTCCTTATAGATGATCGTAAGCATTATTATCCTGATGATAAAGAGTATATCTTTATACATACAGGTTTGCGGGGTGCTGAAAATATGATTACAGAATACATAGGTAAAACAGAGAAGTTCCTTAGACAAAAAGGTTATAGGATTAAAGAAGAATTAGTTAGAGATAAATCATCATTTTCAAATGTTACTTTAATTGAAAGTAATCCAGACTTTGCATTAATTTTTGGAGAATCTTCACGAAATAAACAATGTCTAGCATTGCTACAATCATATGGTGTTCCATTTAGGGATATAAAAAACTAAAATACGCTTGACATAAGCGTATCTATACTGATACAATAGTATATAACCACAACTAATAATAAAGGAAATAAATGACAAACGTAGAGCCATTAGGCAGTTTAATTTTAATAGAAAAAATTGAACAATCTGAGCGTAAAACAAATTCAGGTTTAGTTTTAGCAGCATCTGTTCTTGATACAGAACTTGCTAGAGGCAAGGTAGTTGCAGTTGGTCCAGGGGACTATGACAATGTTGGTAATAAGCATGAAATTCCCTTGACAATAGGGGATGTAGTAATCTATAATGAAAACAATGCCACTGAAGTAACAGATGCTTCAGGAAGTAAGTACTACTTTATTAACTGGCGCAGTTTATTTGGAAAAGAGAGTAATCTTTAATGCCTAAGCTTTCATTTAATTATGATGAAGCCCACAAGTTTGTGGAAAAAAATAAAAAGAACGGATTTTTTTGGGATGGATACACCATTGTAAAATGGACTCCAGGCTCAAATGGTTACATGCAAAAAAACGGTATGTTTCGTAACAATCAATGGGGATATTCCTCAAGATACGAAGTTAATTCCTCTGGCATGTGGAATCTAAGTGATAAATATGCCAAGTTTATTTAATCAAATTGGTTTAGACGAACAAGATGTAAAGTGGTATCATCTTGCTGCTTGCAAAAATATGATGATTAATTGGTTTTATGATAATTATGAATCAGATAAAGAGTTGGCAAAACAAGTTGATCAAGTATGTTTACATTGTCCTGTTGTAAAACAATGTCACATGGAAGGCGTTGCAAACAAAGAAAAAGGTGTTTGGGGCGGAATTTTTATGGACCTTGGAAGAACAGATAAACAAAATAATTCACACAAAAGTCCTAAAATATGGAAAGAGTTAAAGAAACTTCATGGCAATAAAATACACGGTTGAGATGGCTAAAAAGATACGGGGATTAAAACCACCTGTAAGAAATTTAGTTTTAGATGTAAGAGCAAGACCAAACTATCTTGCATTAACTGTGTATGAAAGTAATATCATGGAGTATAATGAAAGTCAGCGAATGCAAGTAATGGAATATTTGTTGATGGTTAGAAAATTAATTCAATCTTATGGAACACCATGTGAAATAGAAGGGATGAAATATACTGATGAGCAAGCAAGAAAACAACGAAGACAATCCTGAAAATACTATAACTTATGTTTATATACCAGACGAACAAATCTATGGTACTGTAATAAGTCACGGGGCTTGGGCATCTTTAATTGAATACTATGAAAATGGTATTGGTTATAAAGTAGAGATCCCTAATGATGAGTTTATTGTGGTAGATGAAATTGGTATTGGATATATAGAAGAAACGGAAGAAGATTTATAATGCTGTGTTATTCATGCGGAAAGCAAAAAAACGAGCTTCAACCTAAAAAGTCAGATATAATGGATGGAGTGACATTATTTATGTGTCAACTCTGTCTAGACTCTAAATTTGAGCCTAGATGGGTCATCATTTTGTGTGGTAGACAAAAGGGTGCTGAATCAGTTAGAGATTATATTATCAAGCGTCGTTACGTAGGCAGAACAATTGATGCCGAAGAACTGATAGCATAAAGGAGAAGTTTAATGTTAAAGATTAGCAATGACATGGAAGAAATTATAGATCAAGATAACGCTATTGTGTATTTTAGTGCAGAATGGTGCGGTCCTTGTAAGCAATTAAAGCCACAGTATGCAAAGGCAGCGGTATTGGATAAAGATACCATGTATTATGTTGTAGATGTAGATAAGGTTGATCAAAAGTATCTAAATAACTACGGCATTCAAAGCATCCCGCAAATTTTTGAAATGAATAAAGGTTCTATACAAAAGAAAATAACAGGAAAAACATCAGACGCTATTCTTAGCGAGTTAGGAAAAAACAATGCAGCGTAAATTAATTTTAGCAACAATGCTATCTTTAACAACTATTATGGGTACTGCTTCAGCAGCAACACCAGATTGGGTTTTGCCAAATTCAACAGTAACTCCAGGGGCTTTAAATCCTAATGTTACACAAGCAAATATTAAAGATAATGTTTGTAAGGCCAACTGGACAGGAACAGTTCGTCCACCAGTTTCATATACAAACAAGTTAAAGGCTACACAGATGGCTTCAACCTATAAATCAGAGGTTGCCACTTTTGGTGCAGCAGCAGCAAATTATGAAGAAGATCATCTAATTTCTCTTCAACTTGGTGGTAGTCCAACAGATCCAAAGAATCTATGGCCTGAGCCATATGCTGGAAACAATGCACATCGCAAAGATGTTATTGAAACTAAGCTAAAAACCATGATTTGTTCAGGAAAAATTACACTTGCTGATGCTCAAAAGGCTATTGCCACAAACTGGGTTTTAGCGTATAATAAGTATGTAACCACAGCGGATGCAAAAGCAACCGTAGATGCCAATAACTAACTAATTAGGGATAAAATGACAACTATTGTTGCAGTATGTAAAAATGGCAATGTTACCATGGGAGCAGACTCACAAGTTACTGACGGTGCTCGTCCGCATAAACACTTAACTATGCAGAAGATTACCAAAAATAACGGGTGGTTTGTTGCAGGTAGTGGTGACTCACAACCATGTGATATCCTACAACATATATTCATTCCTCCAGTTCCAACTGTTAAGGAAAGAGAAAATCTTTATAGGTTTATGATTACCAAGTTTGTTCCAGCCATGCGGGAAGCGTTAGAAGAAAATGGTTGGAAAGAAGATCCTCAAGATAAAGAATCTGGATTTAATATGCTTTTTGCATTTGATGGAGAAGTATTTGACATTGGTAATGACTTTAGTGTATTGTTGAATAGCGACGGCATATACGGAGTAGGAAGTGGTTCCCCAATCGCTATTGGTGCGTTGTACGCTGGAGCAAGTATAGAGAAAGCTCTTGAAATTGCTGCTAACAATGATATTTATACATCTGGACCATTTCAGGTTGTAAAACAGCAAAAACAAAGTAAAACAAAATAAAATTGGTTGCATAAGCAATCATTATCCTGTACAGGGATACTAACTAGATAGGAAAACAATGAACGTAACAAAGAAGATCGCCCTTGCAACCGCTGCAGCTCTTGCAATTGTAGGCGTTTCAACTTCAGCACACGCAGCACCACTCGCTGTAACTGTTGCTGGAGCAACTAACACAACAACATCTGCAGCACCAGTAACGGTGGCAGTACCAGTATCAAACGTAATTGATACATCAAACACAGTAGCACTTGCTGCTACAGCAGACACAGGTACAGTTGTTTCATTTGTTGCATCAGGCGTAAAGCTTGTTTCAGCACTTAATACAACCCTTGCACCAGTATCATCTGCTTCAGGTGTATCATCAATTTCTGTAACATCAACAGGTGTTGCAGCAACAGTGTATGCTTATACAACAAGCACAACTGTTGGATCAGTAACCATTACAAATGGTTCATATTCAACAATCGTTTATGTTAAGGGAACAGCAGGAGTTGCAGCAAATGTTGCAGTTTCAGTTCCTTCATCAGCAGCAATTGGAACTGCACCAACATTCTCAGTTTCAGCAACTGACGTTTTTGGTAATCCAGTAGCATCAGAAGCAATTTCTGTAACATTGATTGGTGCAACATTCTCTGATGCATCAATTACAAAGACACTTACAACCTCTACAGTTACTTCTGCAGCAGGTGTAACACCAGTTACAGTTCTTGGCTCAGCAACTGGAACACTTGCATCAGTAGCATCAGGTACTGTAACAGTAGTAGCAACTGATTCATCAATTGCTACAACAGCAATTGGTCTTCCAACAGCAGTCAAGTCTGCAATTGCAACATTTAATGTATCAGATCTTGGTGCACAAATTACTGCACTAAATGCACAGGTTGCATCGCTTACAGCTCAGCTTGCAGCAGCAAATGCTGCAACAGCAAAGGCTACATCAGATGCAGCAACAGCAGCAACCGCTGCAGCAGCATCACTTGCAGCAGAGAAGTCAGCACACGCTGCTGATCTTGCTTCAGCAAAATCTGCTTCAGATGCAGCAACAACTGCACTTACACTTGAGAAGGCAGCACACACTGCTGATATTGCAGCAGCTAACAAGGCTTTCCTTGCACTAGTTGCCAAGTACAATGCTCAAGCTAAGAAGTACAAGTTTGCAGCAATCAAGTAAATAATACAACCTTGGGGGACGGGAATTTAATTGTCCCGTCCCTTTTGGTATAATAATATAGGAGGCATAAATGCAACAATGGCAATCATGGGCACTATCAATAGTAGGTGTTGTTGGGATATATCTAACTGGACGCAAAAATTGGCGGGGATACGCAGTAGGTATCTTTACAGAATGTGCATGGGTATGGTATGCTATAGTAACAAAGCAATGGGGATTCATATTTGGATCAACAATTTATGTTTCAGTATATCTATTTAATATAAATAAATGGTTAACAGAAGCAAGAGCAAATAGAATTAAAAATATGTTCCACATAAACCCTTTACATAATTATAGAAAGAGTAAATAATGGCTAGTGTACCTCTATCATTAACAGAACTTGAAACAATTGCTGCAGATATTGCACAAGAATTGCTTGAAGATTGGGCAATTAATGATCGTGCAATTAATGAAGATGCAGTTAAAGCAGCACAAGATGCAATTAGTGACACAATTTTAGTTATCAATAGTTTTATGGAAAAGATGAATAATGCTATGGATGAAAAGGCAAGAGAGCAAAGAATCATTAATTAAATAGAAATTATGGTAAAATTATCATATACTTAATATACCGAGGTGTGATAAATTAAAAAGTTTTTGAAAAAAGTTAAGGTTAAATCAGAGGAATTCTCTGATATAGTTTCAGATATTGCTGCAAATCCATGGTTTATTATGACTCATATAGTTTGGTGGGCTGTTTGGATAGGATTTGGGGTAGAACCATTTCCATATGGTTTATTGACCCTTATAGTCTCCTTAGAAGCCATTATATTGTCTGGTTTACTATTATCATCAGGCAATCGTGAAGGTGAACAAGAAAAGAAGATCGCTAGAAAAGATCTAAAAATAAGCACTGAAACCAATATGATGGTTGAAGAAATTCAAGAAATTTTGCGGGATTTACAAGAAGATGTAAGAATCCTCATAGATGAGGAGGAATAGTGTTATCTTTAGAAATAATTAACACAATAATTCTATGCGTAAACACTAGTGCCATAATAGGTATATCTATCA